CAATTACATTTAGTGATTTAGCATTAGTTAAATCACTAAATGTAATTGTTACTGTTGCTGATGCGTTTGTTGTTGCGTCAGTGTTAGTTACTACATACACTGAGCCATGGAAACTTGTGAAATCACTTGAAGACAATCCATCACCGGCTCCTGCTTGTGTTGCTAGAGCAATCCAGTTGCCACCATGTGCATAATAAGCAAGGCCTGTTGCATGTACATGAGCAAACATACCATGATATGTTGTCGCATTTGGCAAATCAACTAGGTTATCATACTTGTTAGCAAATAATACTTTATTGCCTGCCAGGTCTAAATCTGCACCTTCTATTTCTGTTCTTGCTCTAGTATTTGTATAATATAAGTTTGTTGAACCTTCAGCTAGTGCATCAGTATTTGATAATGCTCCGCCAGTTACTGCTCCTGTAACATACGCCTGTGTTGCTAGTGTGCCATCTTCGTCGGGTAAAATAATATCTCTATCTGCTGTAACTGATGTGGCTTGAAGTTTTGCTTCAAAGTCATCAGGTACTGTGCCTTCAAAGATTAACTTTGTGCCTTGTTTAATCCAAATATGTTGATCAGGATAAAATACAATATCCGAACCCGCGGCACTAGTAATCTTTGTATCATTACCAGTATCTAAATCAATTAGTGTATGATTCCCATGTTTAAAAGCCATACTATTTCCCCTTTAAAATATTTATCTCTTCTTGTTGTGCGTCAACCTTAGCACTTAATTCTTTAACTGCTTCAATAAGGAGAGCTGTAAGTCTATCATACTTCACTGCTTTTGTACCATCTTCTCTATCAGTAACGATTTCAGGTAAAACTTTTTCCACTTCCTGTGCAATTACACCTACATCTTCTTTTTCTACGTAAGAATGTTTTTCAATATATTCATCTTTCCAGTCGTAATGTACACCTCTTATTTTATTAACTTTATCTAATGCATTTTCAATGTTAACAATGTTTTCTTTTAAATTAATATCCGAACTGTAATACGCTGTAACATCACCAGTTGCATATATATCTCCAGATACATGTAACTTAGCGGCCGCTCCTGTATTTCCTATACCAACATTACCATTTGATTCAACACAGATCCTATGCGTAGTAGTAACATCATCATAAGCCATGTAAAACTTGCCATCACCTACACCCATGGAATATCTAGTGTCAGTACTTCCTGCACCATCGCCCCTAAGATGTAGAACAGCATAGCCACCGTCGCCATCAATAGCAACTTCTGTATTTCCATACGTAGAGGATGACCAATTAGCATCTGCTGGTGTAGATGTTCCAAAACCTACATGACCATCACCCGTAAGAACTATTTGATTTGTATTTCTGTCACCATCGGTTCTTATTTTTAATAACTGGCCATCGTTAGTATAAGTAGGATTAGCTTGAATTATACTTGTTGTAGCACCTGACTGATCATACGAAAATTCTAAACCAAGAGAAGCTCCACTACCGCCCACTCGTAAAGTGCCATCTTGTGTATTTGACCTAACATGCAAAGTAGATAGTGGACTTTCAGTTCCAATACCAACATTACCACCGCTTGCAATGGATAATCTATTGTTTCCACCTGTTGATAACTCTATATTATTAGCATCTACTACAAATTGTTTGTACGCACTATTATCTCTATCGTATGAAATTAAATACGCACCTTCGCCTTGAGTTCTGCCACTAGTTACATAATGTACTTCTAAACCTTTACCTGCACTAGGACTAGATGCGGCACCACTATTGTAAATTCTAGTGTATCCTGTATCTAACGTAGTTTGAGGAGATGTTGTACCAATACCTACATTACCACTACCGTCTGCTAAAACTACTGTACCAGTAGCATCAGGTAAGGTAATTGTTCTGTCTGTTGTTGGATCTGCTACTGTAAGAGTTGTCTCAGCAGTATCGTTTGTGGCTCCTTCAAACTTCAATGTCATATCTTCAGTAAGAAGTATTCCATTTTCATTCATTCTTGTTATAATTTTATTTGAACCGTTTGCTCTAACCCAAAATTCTAATGTTCCATCTTCAGATCCGTTTGAAACATCTGCTATTTTACCTTTAATTTGTGCATAATTTCTTGTAGTTCCTGTATTACTTTTACCTGAAAACTTTAAACAACCAATATAGTCTGCACTACTAGGTGATGCATTATTCCTAAATAAATCTAAACTAGGGCCTTCTGAATTTGATGCTGTAGTATCGGTAATATCAATACCAGTAGCTGTTGTTTCAAATATAGCTGAGTTGTTGTAATATAATGTCTGTCCTGCACCAGAATTAGTTTGTATACTAGTTTTTGTACCATCAGCATTTTGAAAATATGTTGTGCCTGAACGTAAGAATAAACTTCCTTCACCTGCATCATCTATATAACTATCTGAACCATCATGATAAATCTGTAAATCTGAACCTGTACCAAATATGGCTTTGTCGCTGTCACCAAATTTTATGTCGTTTCCATTAGTTTCTAAATCGCCACCTAATTGAGGTGTAGTATCTTCAGAAACATTGTTAATTGATATGGCTTGTACTCTAGCAGTTGTGTGGTATAAATTACTTGAACCTTCTGATACTGTATCTGTATTTCCTTGTGTAAATGTTAATACACCACTTGTACTATTATATGATAACTGTGTTGAAGCTTCACTAATAGCGGCTCTTACTCTAGCAGTTGTATGGTATAAATTATTACCTTCAGTTAAATTATCTGTTGTCTTCGTTCCTAGCCTAGTGTCCCATCTAGCATCAGTATAATATAAATTACTTGAACCTTCTGAAAGACTATCAGTATCGTGATTAGATAGACTTGACACTGTGCCTGTTACATCACCAGTTAAATCACCAGTTACATCACCTGTAACATCGCCAGTTAATGCACCAATAAAGGTACTTGCTTTTATATCTGAATATGCAGATATAGGTATGTTTCCATCTGTGGCACCTGTATGAGCTGTTGAAACAAGAGCAAACTGGTCTTCACTTTCGTCCCATATTACTGCAACATTTGTAAGTGAACCACGTTCTAATATTAAACCAATGTCAGATGAATTTGTGCCTGTCTCATCACCGTTTAGTGCGATAAGTGGATCATTAAATGCGGTTGCATCCGAATTAATGTTACTTACCTGTATTTTCCTAAAACTCATAGCAATACCTTCTCTGCTTTAATGTATTTATGCTATTTCATAAAAAAAGAGCAGGGCGAACCCTGCTCTTTTAATATGTAGTTTAGATTACTCTTTTTCTAATATAGCATCAATCTGTGCTTGCATTTTCTTGATGGTTTCTTTCATATTATCCATCTTTTCATCGTTTGCAGTGATTGTTTTATTAGTTTCTGCCAGTGCAGAACTTAGCTCTTTGATTGCATTGATTGCTAGACCCATCATGTTACCATAAGCAACACTTAGATATCCATCTTCATCTTCAATGACTGCTTCTGGTAATACTTTTTGTACATGCTGAGCAATTACACCAGTTTTTCTTCCGATTACATTGCCTTCCTTGTCTTCCATGTCATATGTAAAACCGTCAAGGTCATTAACTTTTGCCATTGCATTTTCAATTAGCTGAACATTACTCTTAAGTCTTTCATCTGAATATGCTGTAATATCACTATCAGCAACAATGCTACCAGACACATCAATACCACTTGTTGTTACACGTAGTCTTTCAGTTCCGTTTACTACTGCTACTGTATGTGAGTTGTTACTCCATGCAATATAGTCATTTGCATCTCTACCAACATAGTTACTTGTTAGAATTGCGCCTGCTCCAGCATTTAGACCTGTACAGTTAATATTTGCACTACCATCTCTATATACAAGAGTATTTGCACTTGCGGCTGTAGTTGCGTTTGATGTTACTGTAAATGTAGCACCTTCTGCACCTGCAGAACCACTTAGACCATTACCTGCTACTGCACCTGCGGCAACATAGTTACCTGCTGTATGTGTACCAAGTGTAACAGCATCTGCGGCTGGAGTCACAGTAATTGTTGGGTTACTTGAACCGTTAAAGGACACGGAACCGTCTACTGAACCATCAATAGTAAATGTTCTAGATGTTTGCCATCTTGAAGCAGTAGATGCGTTAGCATCAATATCACCACCACCAAGAGAAACGTTAGAACCACTAGCACTCAATGTAGCACCACCTAGTTTAATTGTAGAACCACTTAGAAATAGGTCACGAAATTTCAAATCATCTGAACCTAAGTCATATGTTTCGTCTGCGGCTGGTAAAATGTGTCCAGCTTTGATTGTTTCTGTACCTGTTGTCCATTCATCATCAGTTTCGTTCCATATAAAGGATACGTTTGTTGATGTGCCACGTTCAATTTCAATACCACCATTTTCACTTGGTGCGCCTGTTTCATCACTATTAAGTGTAATTGTGCTATCACCAATGTTAACAACGTTTGAGTTGACTGTTGTAGTTGTACCACTAACTGTTAGGTTTCCGCCGATTGTTGCGTTACCTGTTGTAGTTAATGTAGTAGCCGCCACTGTTGATGCTGAACTAGCACCAATTGGTGTACCATCAATAGCACCACCGTTAATGTCAGCAGTTGCGATTGTTGCTGTACCACCTGATACGCTGATACCATTGGCCGCTGTAATTAAACCGTCTGCACTAATTGCGCCTGCGGCTGAAATTGTAACACCAGTGGAACCATATCCATCACCAATTGTAATTGAACCGTCTACTACTGCATTACCATCCATGCTAAAGTCACCATCAGCACTAATTGTAACACCAGTTGATCCGTAACCACCACCGATTGTTGTTTGTCCGCCAATTGTAATTTGTGCTGAAATATCAACGTTTGCGTTAATATCAACAGCATCATCCATACGAACTGAGTCTTTAAAACGTACTGCATCTGTAAACTTCATTGGAAAACTTGCGTCATCCGCGTCAGTTGCCGCACCGTCTGTGGTTTTAACTTGTGCCGCCAAAATAGACACGTTACGTTCTAGATCAGCAATACGTCTTAGGTTTGATTTACTACCTGTGAAGACGATATCTGTAGAGCCTTCGTTACCGGTAAATTCTGTTAGTGTACCGGCGTCATTATATTTGTATTTCTTGTCACGCTCAAGAGCTGTCGAGCTCGTTGCGCCACCTGTTCTCAGTTTTCTTGCCATTTTCTTTCCCCTTTGGTTAAACTACCACGAGCTAGTAACTCTGTTACAGCAACATGTAGGAGGAATGGCTTCCTCCTACACTTGGATAGTTATATTATGCGTTGGCGTGCTTTAAGCCAACTACTTCGATTTCGTCGTTCTCGTCTAGGACGCCTGCTACGATTGTCACTGTGCTACCGCTTACGCTATATTCATCTGTTGGGCGTAGTAATACCCTGTTTAGGAATATTTGGTAAGTTAACGCTGTGGCTAGATCTGTAAATGTTAGATCAATTGTTCCACTTGCGTTATTGGTTGCTTGTGTGCCACTAATTACTTGGTCTGCACTGTGGAAGTGTACAAAGTCACTTACATCAGCTAGAGAACCATGTAGGTTTGTAGCATGTACGTCAGCAAACTTAGCTGAAGAACTACCAAGGTCATGTGTATTATCTGCACTTGGAATAATGTCCGAAGCAACGTCTGCATTAAACGTAACAGTATCAGAGTCTGCATCACCTAGTTCAATGTTACCACCGGCAACAATGTTACCACTTGCATAGATGTTACCTACAACATCTAGAGCTTGTGATGGTGTTGCTGTACCAATACCAACTCTTCCGTTTGTTACATCAACAACAAAGTCGTTAGTGTTAACAGCAAAGTCCTGAGTATTGTCTAAGTTAGCTGAACTAAACGTTGGAACACTTGCTGTGGATGTTGCAATAACAACCGCTTGTGTACCTGTAGGCATTGCACTTTGGAATGTAATGTTTGTTCCAGAAATGTTATATGAACCGTCTGAGCCGTCATATACGTCCTGGATAACACCACCAACATAAACAGTTGAGTTTGCTTCTGTTGCTGTAAATCCTAATGCGTGTGTAGTTGTAGAACCATCACCATCAAGAGTAATACGGTTTGTACTACCAAATACCACTGTTGCTGGATCAACTAGTTCAACACCCGTTGCATCTGACTTAACTTGGATTAGGTACTCTGCTTTACCAGTAAATGTACTGTCGTCCATGTCTGTAAGATTTAGTAGGCTAAAGAACTTATCGCCTGGTTCAAATTTACTTGCACCGTTGTTCCATACTAGCACTTGTCCGTTAGTTGGCGCCGCTGTTGCAGTGTCAACATCACTTAGAGCATTAATACTATGGTTTGCAAGACTACTTACTGTACCTGTTACATCACCTGTTACATCACCTGTAAGATCGCCTACAAAGCCACCGTTACCTGTAATTGCACCAGTAAATGTTGATGTTGAAGTTACCGCTAGTGTACCACCAACTGTAGCGTTGTTTGTAATTGCGGCTGAAGCTGAGTTCATTGCACCAGTAATAGTGTTGTTACCACCAATAGTAACGTTACCACTAAACGCACCAGTTGTTGCTCCTGTAAGAGCACCACTTGTGAATTGTGCTGTACCGTCTGTAACTATGTTAGCAGTAACCGTTGCGTTTACAGTTACGCCAGTAAATGTAGCCGCGGCTGGTGTTGTTGCACCAATTGTACCATCAACATTACCTGTTACATTACCAGTTACGTTACCAGTTACATTACCAGTTACGTTACCTGTAACATCACCAGTTAAATCACCAGTTACATCACCTGTTACGTTACCTGTTAAATCACCAGTTACATCACCTGTTACGTTACCTGTTAGGTTACCTGTAACATCACCAGTTACATCACCAGTTAGATCACCTTCAAATCCTGCCGCTACAAAAGTTTCAGAACCTACTGTCCATTTATCAGTTGTTTCGTTCCAGATTAGTGTCTTGTTTGTGTCTGTACCACGTTCGATTTCGATACCACCGTTTTGTGAAGCGGCACCTGTTTCATCGCTGTTTAGTACAATAATGTTATCACCAATGTTTACTGTATTGGAGTTAACTGTTGTTGTAGTACCATTAACTGTTAAGTCTCCAGTAACAATAACGTTTCCAGATGCTGTAACTGTTGTTGCAGTAATATCATCTGTTGTTAATGTACCGTCAACTTGAACGTTGTTAAATTGTACGTCATCACCTGTACCAACTGCTTGTCCAACTGCAAATGTAACTTTGTCTGAAGCCGCTGAAACTGTTGTTGTTACACCAGTACCGCCTTCAAATTCTAGTCCATCTGTTGCAAGGTTAATTGAATCAGATCCACTATCGCCAGTAATATCTAGGGTTGCACCTAGTGTTACGGATGAAGCAGATGTAAGTCTACCCTGTTGGTCAACTGTAATAACAGATGCCTGTGTAGCACTACCATATGTGCCTGGTGTTACTGCTGTGTTATCAAGTGTTAGTGTCGCTGTATCCGAAGTTACTGCTGAAGTAATACCTGTACCACCTGCAATAGTTAGTGTATCTGTACCAATATCAATTGTGTCAGAACCACTATCACCTGCTACTGTCATTTGTGTAGTTGGCGAGGTTGTTGTAACTGCTGTTACAAGACCTTTTGAGTTAACAGTTACGACTGGAATCGCTGTACCACTACCATAAGCACCTGCTGTAACACCACTGTTTGCTAGTGTTGCTGTTGCACTTACGTTACCAGAACCGTTAACACTTGTTAGTGTTGCTGTAACATCACCTGTTAAGGATAGGTCACGTGCAGTCTGCCATGCTGTTGCAGTTGTTGAGTTACCTGTTACATCACCTGTAACATCACCAGTTAGATCACCAGTCACATCACCTGTTACATCACCTGTTACGTTACCAGTTAAGTTACCAGTTACGTTACCTGTAATAGTAGATGAAGCATTAAGTGTAGTTACACTTGCCGCCGCTGGAGTTCCACCACCGAGAATACCATCAACATTACCTGTTACATTACCAGTTAAGTTACCAGTTACGTTACCAGTTACGTTACCTGTTAGTGCTGAAGTAACACCACCAAATGTAACTGCGTCTGTTGTACCAACTGCCTGACCAATTGCTATTGTGACTAGGTCATTAGTTGCATCAATAGATGTTGTAACACCTGTTCCACCTGTAAAGTCAATTGTATCAGAGGATGTGTCGATTGCGTCGGAACCACTATCAGCTTGGATGTTTAATGAAACACCTGGAGTTGCTGTGGTTACGTTTGTAATACGACCATAACCGTCGATTGTTAGTACTGGTACTGCTGTTGAGCTACCTACTGAACCTGATACACCACTAATTGTGCTTAGGTCTACAGTTGCCGCTCCACCTTCTGCTGTACCGTTTGTTACAACAATGTTGGTATTACCAGCATCTGCAATAGATTGTACATAGTTACCTGTTGTGTCTGTACCTAGTGCTACGCTATCAGCGCCAACTGTTAGAGCAACGTTAGAAACGTTTGCACTACCGTCAAAGCTGAATGAACCAGTTACGTCACCGCCACCGAAAGTTACTGTACGAGCTGTTGCTAATGCACTTGCTGTGTCAGCGTTACCTGTTACATCACCAGTTACATCACCAGTTACATTACCGGTTAAATCACCAGTTACATCACCAGTTACATCACCTGTAACATCACCAGTTACGTTACCTGTAACATTACCTGTTACATCACCTGTTACTGCACCAGTAAATGTTGCATCTGAACCATTTGTTCCAGATTCAAGAACTTTACTTGTACCGTTGTTTGCGTAAATGTCACCAGTTAAATCACCAGTAAACATAGCCGCACTAACTGCCGCCATGTTAAGGTCTGCCGCTACCCATGCAGAACCATCATATACTTCTGCTGACCAACGATCATTTGTTTCATCCCATACGAATCTAGCATTCTCGCTAGTTCCACGTTCAATTTCAATACCAGCGTTCTCTGTAGGAGCGCCAGTTACATCATTGTTTAGTACAATAATGTTGTCGCCAAGCTCAATAGTGTTTGAGTTGACTGTTGTAGTTGTGCCGGAAACTGTTAAGTTACCGCCAATAGTTACGTTACCTGTTGTATCAACTGTAGTAGCAGTAATTGCCGCCGCTGAGTTTGCACCAATGATAGTGCCGTCAATAGCACCGCCATTAACGTCAACTGTTGCAAATGTTGATGTGCCAGCTGATGTGATATTACCTGTAACATCACCAGTTAAGTCACCAGTAGCCATACCTGTAGAAGCATTAATAGTAAAGTTGTTATTAATGTTCAGGTCTAAACTTAATCCTACAGATGTAAAGTTGGCCGCGGCTGGTGTAGTTCCACCAATCGTACCATCAACGTTACCTGTTACATTACCTGTTACGTTACCTGTGACATTACCAGTCAAATCACCAGTTACATCACCAGTTACATCACCAGTTAAATCTGATGTTACACCAGCAAACGTTACTGTGTCTGTTGTTGCCACTGCTTGCCCAATACTGAACGCACCGCTACTAACTGTAACACCTGTTCCACCTGAAGCGTATGAATCAAACGCACTATTATGACGTGCAGTTGTAAAATACAAATTCGACGAACCTTCGGACATATTGTCAGATGTGCCCGATCCTAGGAGGTCCGTTAGTGTAATCTTAGCGAGGCTAGATCCACTATCGTCGAAAATAATCAGTTGGTCAGCTGTTAAATCAGCACCAGATACGGCAGTTTGAGAACTAATTGAAGTTGCCGCTAACTTTACGTTGGTAACCGCTGAGTTAGCAATAGCAGGGGTTTTAATTTGTCTAAAAGCCATTTTTTGATCTCCAAATCAAATATCGATATTTGATTTCCTATATTGAATAGGAAATTGCCCAAGGAATCATACCTCGAGCTAAACGTATTTATAGGTTAATTTGGGGAGTTAAGTACTTTTATTATACTGGAAAATAACGTATATCAATGCTATGTCCTGCGTTTGGTGCCGTAGGAAATTGTAACGTTGTACCTGTTATTGAATATTGATTAGGACGTTTTACTACACCATTTACAATTACAAGAACGCTACTAGTATTGTGTCCTGAATCAATAGTATAGTCTGTAGTACTACCATCTCCGGTATACAATGCACTTGTGTAAGTTAAATTGAGTGCCTGATTTGTAATACTTCCTGCTAATGGAGAAACTGCTGTTGCGTGAGCAGATCTATGTTTAACGTATAATTCTGAACCAGTATCCATAGCACCATTTGTGCTAATTACAGCACCACTTAATGTAAAGTTTTCGCCAACGCCTGGACGCTGAATAACACCATCTACATAAACATCGATTGATTCAACATCAGCAGGTGTTGTAGAAAGTGTAAAGTTTATAGTTGTACCATCACCAGTAAAAATCTCATGACCTGGAATAGTTCCAGTTATTAAACTATCTTCAAAAGTAAAATTACCATTACCATCAGTTGTTAATACTTGTTGATTTGTGCCATCTGTTATTCCTAAATCTGTAAGATCACTAGGAATATTTGCTGTACTAAATGTAATTCTATTATTTGCTACATCTGCTGTTACTTGTATTGAGCCATCTGCAACAACTTCTAATGTATCACCACCACTTGCTGTAAGCGTATCTGGTGTTGGATCTGTTGGGCTTGTATATACATCAACAACATTAAACACATTTGTTTGGGCACCAATTGTACCTACACCAAACGAACCCGTATAAACTGCACCAGTAATGTAAACACTTTTGCCAGTAAAATTAACACCGTTAGGTAAATTATCACCAATAAAATGCAATACACCGGACTGGTAATCAAAGAACCATTCGTCATTGTTACCAGAACCGGTAGTAAAGACTTTATTAGAAATACTAATGGCGCCTGCAGGATCACCACTAGTATGAATGTAGACGCTAACCAGATACGTACTACCAAATTCTGGTGGAATCCAGTCTGTTGTGTCTGTTTTCCATGTACGATTTGCTGAGGCTGTTACGTCATTGGTACATTCAACTGGATTACTACTTCCATACACTGTAACTTCACTTGTACTAGTACCTGGCAATGTAGCAGGAATACTTCCGGCCTGTTGCCAAACTTTGTCACCTCTTAATAGTAGCGGACTTGCTATAGCTTCGTTAGCGGCAAGTTTATTAGCGTTGGTGTCAGTCTTAGAAACACCAAAGCCAACTTTCTTAAACAAGTAATCAAGTTTTTGATTATCGGAAATAGCCATTAGCTTGCTTCTCCGATGCTTATACTATTAATTGAGTCTCCGCTATCAAGAGCTACTCTTACTAATACAACATTACCTGTAGCATTGGACATGTTTTCACTACCAAGTGTCATTGTGTATGTACTGTTGATACTTTGACCAAACGGTACCACGTCTGCACCTGTGCTTGCACACCCATCACTTCCATTTCCTCCACTTCCAGTGTTACTGCCCGGAACGCCTGCACCTGCATATTGAGTACCAGTGTCCAACCAACCATTTAGGCCACTTGCACTATCAATACCTGTTCCTGGTGAAGCAATCCACATACCTGCAATACCTGTTGAAGAGTTAATAGCAATGTCGAAGTTTGCAACAACTTGTCTACGAAACGCAAAGGTAAAATACTGTGTTCCAGTATCTCCGGATCTGTCTGGACCTGCAGGTAAGAAACCACTTGATAGGTTCGTTGTAAAGTGTTGTAAGAGACCCCACCTTATAGTTGCTTCCCTAGTTCCGCTTACCGAAACTGCGCCTGTAAATGTGTTGTTAGTATAGAAGTTAGTACTTCCAGTGAATGATGGTGTATCAGTTGTTTCACTTAAGAAATCTGCAATACGTACTCCGTCGTCAGTGAAGTTGCCGTTTCCTAACGAATTCGCTACGGGTATTGCTGTTTCAGATACACCGCTAGGACTTGCTGTGTGTACTTGTACTTTTGTTCCTGCAATTTCTTGATAAGAACTTGTACCTACTACGTTGCTAATCCTAAACTTTAAAGTCTCAACAGTAGAAACTGAGCTACCTGTAAGACTTAAACTTATATCTCCTAGTGCATATGGGCTACTGACATCCTTACCTGTATTGGCATTTGGTATGCCTCCTGTAAGGAATGGTGTAGTACCTTCTATATCTGAATAACTTTTATTTTGTGTATTCACAGCAGATTGTGATCTGCCTTCTGAGTTTGTACCACTTGCAATCTCGAATATGCTAGTTGAATTTCTGTATGCCTGGCCGATCCAATTATAGACTTCAGCACCACCTATTGTTAAAGTAGGACTGCCTGAATTATAATATGGAATACCAGAAATATATCTATATGTTCCTGCGTTGTTTTCTGTAAGAGTTGCACCAGTTAAATCTAATGTTGGTGAAGTTGTTATATCATCTCTTACAATGGTTACATAGTTTGTGTTACCAGTTGTTGAATGTTCTATACGAGCATCATTAACACCAACAGGTAAACCTGATAGTGTTTTTGCAATTCTGGAATCAAACGTTTGATAAAAACCTGTTGGATATGTTGAACTGCTAACTGTATCGTTTGCATCTCTCTGATCGCTTACTACCAATGCATTATTTGTTCCATTTTCATTTAATGCTGTAGTAAATGATTGTGAGCCATCTGTTGTACCATTAATATTAACACTTACAGTTCCTGATGTACCATCATAAGCATTTCCTGCTGTGGTACTATCAATAGTGCCTGTATTTGCATAGCGTCTAACTGTACTTTGATTTAAATTTGCGCCTGCTGATACTGGATTTGTTGCACTATTATCGGTAAATCCATGTGCAAGATAAGGTGAGCTACCTTCAGCACTATCACTTAGTTGGATAGTTTTTGAACTTAATCCTGATGGAGCACTTGGTACAGCGTTTACTTGAAATACAAGACTATCTGTATCTGTCTGTGCAGTAATGTCTGGAGTACCATTTGCTGTAAAATTAAGTGTATAATTGCCAGGAGTTACTCCTGTAAAATCATGTGTTATTATTTGGTTAATAGTACCTGGACTTGTTCCATCTTCTGTTACTGTATCATTTGTACTACCGTCATTCCAATTATACACATAGTCGTCTGCATTTTGTGTGCTATTAGTAACTTGTACTAAAGCATGATTTACACCATCATATGTTGTACCATCATATACATCAAACTGATTATCGCCTGATCTATCACTTACTCTAGTTGCTGTGCCTGAAATTGAGGCACGTACATCTGGCTCCAAATGCACTGTAAAGTTTGTTGTAGTAAACGGGCTATTTGCATGATCTGTTATAAGTTGTAAATTACCTGTATAGTCTCTTGGTGTACCATTTGCTTGTTCACTATTTGTAAGTTGATATCTATGTGTAATTGTACGTCCATGATCTCCGTTTGAATTTGAGCCTGCGTTTACGTATTGTGTATCGCCATCTCCAAACGTATACAGATATCTATTGCCATATGTTGAATAACTTCCTACTGTATTTTCTGTATTATTTGTAAATGTAACAGTCAATCCACTTCCTGACTGTTCGTTAATTCCTGTAGTTAAATTAAGAGCAACTTCTGGGGTGTGGTCATCATAAATTTTATAAACAGCATCATCATCTGTTGGTGTGGTTCCTGGTGTTGCTGTTGTATGACTATCAAGTGTTAGTGTAACGGTTCTTTGCACTTCTTGTTCTGTGCTAAGAGCAAACGTGTGAGCTAAACGTCCTCCGCCGACACCGCCTGCTACACTATCAGAGCTAATTACGTCATCAGATGATCCATCGCCCCATTCCCAAGTATATTGGATAGTTGCACCACTTGTATTTGTGGTTGTATTTTCAAAATAAATTGTATCGCCATCGTCCCATTGAGTAATTGGCGAACCTCCTGTTGGTGCGGAATAAGCCGCAAAACTAACAACAGGTGTTGCTGTAAAGATTGTAACAAAGGCAGTTTTTTCTTCGCTTGCTGTACTACCTGTACCAGCACCTGAATTATTAAAAGCCTCAACATTTACTGTAAATGGAGAGCCAGTGTTACTTGAATATGTATGTGTTGGAGTGCTATCTGATGTTGCTGTATCGGTTGTGCCATCGCCCCAGTCAATTGTATATCTATTTGCGTTACCTACAGCAGAAATATTTAATGTTACTGCTAAACCAGCACCACCAACAAGTGGTGAACCAGTAAAGTCTACTTCTTTTACAAAAGTATTGTTGCGAATATTTTCTATTGTTTCATTAAGATCATCAATGGCATCTGTAATTGTTGTTCCTGTTGTAAAAGTTTGTAGAGCACCATCTGTTGTGAGACTTCCATCTGTTGGAGTTCCTAAAGTTAAGTTACCACCACTTCCTGATTGAGCATCGACATATGCCTTTGTTGCTAAATCCTGTGCGTCAACAGGGTCTGTTGCATTTTTAACAATTTTTGCAGACACATCAATGTTATTAGATGAACCTGCATCTAATTTTAAGTCGGCGTCAGCTTTGATTTTGTCTGAGTTGTGGTTGATATTAATTGGCAACTTTTCACTTCCTTTACAACTTTTTTATAGTCTCTTACTAATGTATTTAGTTAAAAATACAGTTTTGACTACAATGTCACTGATGCCCTATTGACAGCAATGATTGACCAACCAGCAGTGTCATCTACATATAACAATGTAGCCGTTTCACCCTGAGTGGTAAATGTAATTGAAGCGAATCCGTTAGGAGTAGCTGGTGTTACTACTACCGGAGCGCCTGGTGCCGCAGTTGATACAAACATTTTAATTTGACCTGCTGTTCCGTTTGCTAACGTCATTGCGGCAGGTGTGCTTGCGTCAATCATATCAACTGATTTAGTTAAACTCGCTGTTGCAGTACTGCTAGTAACAAAAGAATTTAAAAATACTTTGTCTACATGTAATTCATTCCACGAACTAGCTGGACTACCTAAATCAAATGTGTCTGTTGTTGATGGTAACACATCACTATTAATATTTGCATTAAGTGAAAGACTTCCTCCTGAACTACCAAGTGTAACAATATCACCATCTGCAACAAATGTGCCTGCTGTATATAAGTTACCTCCGATTACTGCACCGCCTTGTACATTTAAGGCCGCATCTGCTTCGGAGTGGTTGGCTGGTAGATTGTTTAAGTCAACATCATCTGCATTGTCAATAGTAAGTTTACCAATATTACTTGATGTAGAGGTTGCTTGTTTAATTGCTCCAAGAACATGCAATTCTCCTCCATCTGGTTTAATTACTGATGCCATAATAATCTCCAATATATTATAGTATTATTTATGCTTAATCAGCTCATAAAAAAAGGGAGGAAAAATCCTCCCTTTTCTGTGTAAGAATAATTCTTACTGGAAGCTAAGGTTACCGCTGTTAACGCCAATCTTGCTTAGGTAGTCTGCCGCGTTACCAAGGGATGAAGCTTGGTTTGTTAGCTCTACATAGCCATAACGTGTCATAAATGATACTACTGGCTCAAATGTAGCTGGATCTAGTACTGTTCCAGAAGACATTAGTGGGATATATGGGCAGTAGAAAGCGGCCGCATCCATCTCACCATCACCTTTGTATCCAACGATGATGTCTGTGCTATCTGAAGCATACTGGTCAACGAACACACGCATTGTACCGTTTAGTGTACCTACGAATTTTGTGTTTGTTGGTGCTTCAAATGGTCCTTCAGTTGTTCTTGCGAACGCTGAAGTTGTAGCACTCTGTAGTACTGTTAGAATTGTTGGGCTAACAACAGCATAGTTACCTGCGCCACGTCTTGTACGTGAAGCGATTAGGTTTGCTGATCTGTTGATTAGAACTGCTAGAGCCGCATGTTCGTCACCAACGAATGTTGCTTGACCAGAAACACCAGCCTGGTTATATGTATCAGTTGCTGTACCAGCAAGTGTACGTAGGCTTGTTAGGATTTCTTGGTCGATTTCTGCTGTAATCTCTTGGGCTAGTGCTTGCATGATTTCAGCTTCAACGTCTAGTCCGTGCATTGAGTTGGCATCTTGTGCCGCTTCAAATGTCCAACGTGCAGATAGCTTACGTGTTTTAGCTTCTACAGTTTGCTTTAGGACTTGGATGCTCATCTTACGGCCAGCTTCTGCTTCTAGAGCAGATGTTGTAGTTGCTGTGCCTGCTGTGGCATCACCTGAGTAACCTTTTGCAATAGCAAATGGTGATAGTGCTTCATCACCTGCGTTTACGCCGCCAGCTGTTTGGCTGTAACGTACACGTAGAGTGTGAATCTGGCCTACTGGACCAGTCATTGGCTGAACACCAACAAGTTCGTTTGCGATAACTGTTGGCATCACACGACGGATTACTGGTAAGATAACTTTATTTAAAGTTGCAATGTTGCCAGCCATTGTAGAACCGCTTGCCGCGGCTTCTTGAAGATACTGTTTTGTATTTTCAAGAGTTGACTCCATTACTGCTTTTTTGTTGCCTTCCAAACCGTCAGTTAGAGCGTCTTTTGTAACGTTCCAATTTTCAAATAATGCTTGTGACATTTTGGTATCTCCTGATTATTAATTAAGACCCGCTAATTTGCGGAGGTTAATTATTTCGGCTTCACTATCAGTATCCTGACGCTGTGCCTTGTTTCCTGTAATCTCAGTCTTCTGAGATTCATTTAGGGTTTGTGATCTCTTATCTGCTTTAGAGTCAGACTCTAAAATAGTTGGCAAATACTTGTTGTACTGTACTTTCAACTTTTCAGTTGCTACAGACTCAAGTAGGTTACCCATAAGGTCACGCTTGTCTTTTGCAAGAGGCCCTAGTAGTTCAGCAAGAACTTCAGCTCTCTCGTTTGCTTCAACGATACGAGATGTTTTCTTCTCTGCTTTATTAACCATTTCCTCTTTCTCGGCAACTTGCTGACGTGATTCTTCAAGTTGTGCTTTAACTTTTTCAAGTTCTTTGGTAACTTCCGAAACTGTACTGCCTTCTGCTAATTCCGAACTCATAAACTCTGCCGCGAAAGTTTCGAAGATCTTACGACCAAACATATTTTCTTTCGCCTGCTGAATGTCCTCTTTAAGCATGCCTAGCTCTGTCTTTAATGTAGATTCTACAATATTTGACAATTTATCGCTTGCTTTAGATATGAAATTCTTTTTAGCTTCAGCAATTATTTCTTTACCTTCTTTCACTAGACGAACCTTTTCTTTATTAAGGTCCTTTTTGTCTTCATGAAATTCATTAAGTTCTGTTGTTAGTTGCTCCATTACGAAGTCTTCTAACTTCTCGAAGTTTCCTTCTTGTAATTTACGATCATCACGTAGTTCTGAAATCTCTTTTTTAAGAGTTTCCATTACAAACTGATCTAGAAGTTTTGCATGTTCCATCATTTTAGATTGATAATCAATCTTGGCGGCTACTGCATCACGCTTGTCTTCTGAGAATTCTTTAAGTTCTTTTGTAATCGTGTCAGTTAGCATCGCATCTAGTGCTTCCACCATCTGGTCTTTATCTGCGTCATAACGATTAGCGAACTCTTCTCTTAGGTCTGCTGTGATTTCTTCACGTGCTTCTGCCAATTTGGCTTCCCACGCTTCAGAAAGTGTAGTGCGTACTTCTTCGGAAAGAACTTCTGAACTTAGGAGTTGTTCTATTGCTGTTGCCATTACTTTCTCCTAATGTCTAGGTTGTCAATAAGTTTAAGTACCTCTTCCTGGAGATACTTTTGTGCTTTTGTATCATTGTTTGTGGCATTTGCGACATCCATCAAAACGTTTCCACGCTTGCCATTCATGATTGCCTCATAAATGGGATTAGGATATGCATCTGGTGCACTTGGGTTAGCAACGATATCTACAGTTTGTATTTCAAAACCTTTAACAATACCGTCTCCACCGACTTCACCGCTACCTCTACTTGATACGCCTAGCTTTGCACCGCACTCCAATAGGGTTTTACAAATATTTCCCATTGGGGTAGGTAATAGTTTTAAGCGTCCATGACCATCGTCACCGTTCATCCACATTCTTTCAATTAAATGTGAAACACGATCTAGATTTACTTGTAAATCTTCCGGATGGTCTGCTTCGCCTAATACCGAAAAACCCTCGCTAATTCTTTTAGTAATGCTTTCAACAGCATTTGCTATTTCCTTGCCAGGGTATATTCTTTGATTCTGGTTACGTTGGTTAGCTTGTACGAAAATGCCTTCCATGTATAGATCCTTGCCGCCTTGACCATTGTCTTTGGCTTCGGTTACAATACCTGCTTGGTCGTATGAAAGTCTTTCAATAAGCATTTTTTACTCCGCCTTACCTTTTTTCTCAGCACCATGGCCTCGAGTTTCAGGTTTTAGCTTTGCACCATCACCAGGATGGGTAATACCCATGTCTTTTGCTGTTGCTACTTTAACTGGAGCAGGATTTTTTGTGTCTGTACTTACTGGTCCACCGTTTGATTCGATGTCATCAGTACCTGGTCCAACTGGTGATGCTTTTCCGTCATCGCCTGCTGGCATATCCACTGGGTGTACAGCTTTATCCTTGCCAATTTTTTGCAGTTCAGCGGCTTCGTCTAGCTTTTCGTCATCGTCATCAGCTGATTCCTCAACTTCTTCATCTGACTCGTCTAGCTCTTCGTCCTTTGCTTCTTCTAAATCATCTTCAGATTCGAAAGCGACAGCTTCTTCAGCTGGCTCTTCGTCACCCATGATTTCTGCAAATGTAGCTTTTAGGTCGTTTAATGCATCTTCAACTGAAGCAAATTCAGCTTCAATCTTGTCGTCTGCATCTCCGTCCATATCCATTTCTTCTGCGTCGTCGGCTTCATCGCCTTCTTCGCCTTCGTCGTCAGTTGCTAGTTCCATTTCTGCATCCATATCTGCATCCATGTCCATTTCTGGCTCGTCATCATCCTCGCCAAATGCTTCTTCAGACTCAATTTCTGACTCGTCTGTCTCTAGGTCATCTAGGAAATCGCCGGATTCTTCATCGCCGAATTCCTCATCTAGTTCAGTTTCTACATCGTCTTCAACGATTTCGTCCTGTTCTACTAGATCAGCCCAGATATCACGTGCCTTTTCTACGAAAGCCTCGTGTAGGAGGTCCGAAGCCTTTGCTTCGTCGCCATTTACAAGAGACTCAATAACTTTAGTATAACGATCTTGAGCACTCATTTTAAATCTCCTTATAGGTTATAACACTTATATTTAAGATGTCTTACTTCAGAGTAATAGTTAATGCGAATAAAACCGCATTTTTAATAAAATACTGAATTATTTCGGTATTATTCTGCAGAACCAGTATTAGCAGAGTACATTTGTTTGTAGTTGCCAACTTGTTCTATATGATCAGCTTTTGCCATTTCACGCATAGCTCTCATTTTATTTAGATGTTCTAGCGTTAATTTAGGGCGTCTAGTATCATCAAGTTCCCACTTATGACTCTCATCACCCTCTGCTGTCTGTGCTAGTTCATTAAACCTCATCATCACCTCCCGGATCATCAGGTACTGGACTATCTGATGTAGTCACTCCACCCTCATCTCCTACTTCACCTTCTTCAGGATTCGCATCATCTACTGGTGTAGGAGTAAATCCTTCTATATCTCCGCCTCTAACACCCAATCCGCCTAATGCATTCTGGGCATCAAAGTCTTGAGTATTCATATCGTTGTTCTCAGCTCTCCACATCATTTCATTTTCAACTAATTCATCTTCCTGTAATCCAAGATATTTCTTCAGGATAAACCTTCTGCTTAGATACGGAACACCCTCAAGGTTGCTGAATAGTTGAGCTCTTTGTGAATCTAGTTCAATATCTCTATATTGACTAAAGCTCTGTGGTTCTGTAAACGCTAAATCAAATAAACTACTAGGTACATCAACACCACGGAATTTAAGAAACATTTTAAATTCTTTATCTAATACTGATTGTAGTATTGCTTGAATACGTTCTACATATTTTGAGAATCTATATTCTTGAATTAATGCAGTACCCACTCTACCGTCCTGATATGTTGCAGTTCCATCATCTGGTCCTGTTGGAAGATATGAACTAGGTATTCTTAAACCTCTTAAAAGTTTATTATTAAAATATTTTAAATCGTCAATTTCACCTAAATTATCACCACCCTGTAATACATCAACTTTGGAACCTCTACCTTCTGCTGTTTGTGCAAAAAAGTAATCTTCCATAATTGATAGTGGATTATAGGCGGCATCCATTACGTTTGTACCACCACCTGTTTTATTAGGAATACGAGTTTGATGTACTTCGTTTTTAACACGTTCTACAAATGCCATTGCTTTATGAGATGGCATATTACCTACATCAATATAGAACACACGTCTTTCAGGTGCTCGTTGTACACGGTAGATAATAATTGAATCTTCTAAAAGTTCTTTCTGTTTGTAAACTTTAAATACGCTTTCTAGTATACTATTACCAAAAGGCCAGTTTACATTCATGCCATCGCTCAATGCCATGTGTACAACGTGTTTACTATCAACTGCATACTCTGTGTTATTTTGATTATAACCACCATGATATACACCTGCATTAGATTTTGCTGGTGTAGTATACCCTGATGTTCCATTTGCTGTTGTATTTTGTAATTTACGTGTATCTACAGCAACCATATCCTGTAAATTTAATGCAATATTTTTTACAATATACTGATCAATCTCTTTTCCAGCACTTTCATTTACAATAGCACTGCTTACATCTTCTGGATTTACCCAATACAATTTAAATGTTTCGGGATCACGTAAAAAGAATTGATCACCATATTTAATTGCAGATCTCATTATGCCAAATGCACGTCTGTGTAATTCGTTTAGGTTACTCCACTGCCTTAGTGAAGTTCCCAATGCTTGCACTTCTGCTTCTGTAGCATCATTATTATACTTAATTCTGAACGGAAGTTCCGTATCAGAGTCTTCTTGTGTTCCGAATTCAGCGATTGTATCTAGAGCACCGTTAATTTCAGCGTCCATATCCATTTGGTCATACTGTGTATAACGCTCTACTCTGTTCGGTTGACCAGAATACACTTCAGGCAACCAGCTCTGCCAGCGATTTGCTTTCGCACGGCTTGTACTAGTGTCAGTATCGTATCTGGTAAAATGTTTTTTCCAACTCATGAGTTTTTCCTATATTATAATGTTATTTATTCATATTCGGCAGACAATCGAACAGTTTGCTTGGCCTGTTGGAACGTCATATTCTTTAATGCTGTTTTAAATTGTCTAATAACTTCAGGCAGTTCTCCGTCTTCACCTTGTATCATATTTGCCATGTATTCGCCCGGTGCTTCGCCATCTGGACCTAGTGTTAAATCTTGTGGTTTTGTAAGACCTGCATTTTCGTTTTCAGCAGTAACAGCCCTTGATGTCACACCATCAGCAGTAGTCATTGATTCAGCAGTTATAGATAACCCTTGTCCAACATTATAAGAAGCTTCAACAAAGGAACCACCAACGTCTCCACCGCCAAGGGCGCCGCCTATTGAACTAACACGAACATTTCCAGACGCAATTTCCTGACCAATTTGTTTACCATTAAACATATGTACAGTAACACTTGCACCGGCGGCTTCTGTATTATACATTTCCATATAATCACCCTTGCTAAATGTTCTTCTCGTGTAACCTTGTATTGTCGGACTTTGATTATACAACACATTTCCGTCTTTGTCAACAAAATTCGTACCTCCACCATCACTAATCAATTGGTAACCATCTGGATAGTAGTCTATTCTTGTTCCGTCGTCTTTTACGTCTGATTTAATTGCATCGCCAAGATTACGTGCCATTTGGTTAATGGTTTTAACATAAGAAGGCATATCTGTAATAAGCATTTCTGGACCTTCTTCACCAACAAGTGCCATTTCATTAGAACCTAAATATCCACCAATAAACCTTTGCTTCACTGATCCATCTTCATTATGTGAATTTCCATACTGCCTTATCCAATTACGTTTACTATGTCCAGACTTTGGCATAGGCATTACTGGTACAGGTGCTTTATCCATTGACTCTAATTCTGCTTGTGCGTCAATTCTTTCTGCTACAGTACCAGACTTAATTAATTCTTCTAATTTTTTTCTTTTTTCTGTTTCTGTTTCTGGTTCTCCAGTTGATGATGATAGGTCGTCTGCTATATTTTTAATCAGTCTTGACATATCAACCATGTTTGGAGTCAATGCCTCTTGTGCTTGTAACATTAAAGAAGCCGCACTGTTAACTGCTTGTGTTACCCCGCCCTGTGCTTTTAATTGTTCACCTGTCTTTTTCTCTAGTTCTGCCATTTCTGTATCTGACATGGTTGCAAGTTTTTTATTTGCGTTTTGGAATCCAGTAAGTCCATTGTTAAGATCTAGAATAAGCCCACCAACGTTTTTATCAGTTCTCATAATAGAACCTTTTTGTACTTCAAGGTTGGCTATTCCTCGTAGTATTTCTTTTCTCGTCATCTGTACAGAAGGATCAATAATACCATCCTGTAATTTTTGCAAAAATTCTGCTCCACCTTCTACAGAATTAAATGCCTGTATGACATCTCGATCCTGTTTGGTAGTACCAAATGTAAACTTGCCATTTGTTTCAAAGTTTTGTTGTGCCCTTGTAATCATTGACTCCATCATTGGACCAATTTTACCTAATCCGCCTTCAGCGGCTGGTAACTTGCCCAATAAATTAAAAGTTGATTTTAATGCAACAATATTATCTGCAACTTGACTTCCCATGCTTTCTCTGATTCGCTGGTTAGGTCCTGCAAAATCTGCATCACTTACTGCTTCGAATGATGAATCAATTAATTGTTTTCTATTAAATGCTGTCGCGGCCGCTAATGAAGAATTTTCAAGCATTAACTGCTGATATCCTGTTTGTAGACCTGCTCCGCCATTTGCTAATAGTGTATCTGTCTGTCCTGTTAAACGCATTACATCAATATACTGTGCATATGTGTCCATCATTTCTTGACTTGTTTGTCCAAAGTCACCATATGCATCATTTGCTCTGTTTAAAGTATTAAACGATTCAGCAAATACAACACTACCTTTAGATATACCATTTCCTAGTGACTGTACTGCTCTTCCGTATTTGTTAATAGTTTTGGACATTGCGCCATAACTAACGCCAGCCTGATAACTAACTTCTCTTATATGTTGGAAAGATTGAGCAGAATCCATAAAGATTGCACCACTATCAATCATAGTAGCCTGTGCTTCTGCAAACTGTTCAATCTTGGCAGATAAAAAACCGCCATATGCAAACAATGCATTTGTTGCTATTCCAGAACCTTTAACTAATCTACCTGCCCATTCCTCGTTTATAAACTTAAACTTTTGGAGCATCTTTTCAGCAGTACCACCTTTTGCATTTGCATTGGCTACAGTATCTTTCATCTGCTTTGCCATATTAGTCATACTTGAAAGTGGTTTACTTGTGTCTCCCAATTGGTTAATAATATTGGTAGCTCTGCCTACAATGTTTCTTGCTACATCACCTATTGTTTGTGCTTGATTATAGGCACTTTCTCTTTCAACTGATTTAAGTTCACTTGTTGCCTGCTCTAATCCTTTAATATCATCAGCAGTAACATTCATTGCTTTGATTACAATATTTCTAGCCGCATCATTACTATTAATGACACTTACTAAACTTTGTAAAGTAGATTCTTTTGCCCATTCAGGAATGGTTACTAATTCACCACCAATAGGTATCTGTAGGTCAGCCATTAGTTAGCCTCCAATATGGTGTTTGTTCTATTCTGTTGTGTTATTGCTACCATTTCTGCTAACTCTTTTTTCAACTTTTCTATTATCGCTGAACTTTTTTCTCTGCCTTTGGTTTCTCTACCAAAGTATTCATTTACACCAGAATTACTTCTATCAATTCTAGACTGTTCAGCGGCAATAGTTTTATTGATTTCATCCATTCTCGTTTTTGATGTGTCATCAGGAGTGACACTATTGTTACTTGTATTTAAGCTCTGATTACTGTCTGTAACATTGGCAGTTTGTATAGTTGTTTCTTTTTTAGTAATCTTTTCATCTTGTGCCGCTTGTATTTCCTGTAGTCTTTTTAGATATGGATTTGCTTCAGGGCGTGTCGCCATAATTAGTCCACTATCCTGTGCTTGTGCAAATCCTGCACTTGCATTCCATCTTGTGCTACCACCTTTATCTGTACCAACTATATCAAAGTGTCCTCTATGTTTACCCATATAATCATGATCAGCACTGCCTGCTCTTCCACCCAATGCAAAAAATGCTTCAGTAAATTGTAAAAATTTAGGGTGTGTATAAGGAATCAAATGGTCACCTAATCTAAGTTGTAAATCAGCAGACATTCCACCGTCATGTCTTTCAGATCCTGTACGTACTGCTTGTCCATCTAGAAAGTATTTTTTGCCTTTTCGGTCTTTATTTTTTGTAGATGCTTTCCATTCATCTAATGGCATTTGCCCACCACTTGTAACTTCAACTCTTAAATTAGGATCTGTAACTATGGCGGCGTTTTTAAGTATTGTGACTAATGCCTCTGCTAATGGGCCTTTTCTAATGGCCGCTGTTTTGTTTTGTATCTGGTGTACACGATCACCTGGCCTAACTGGTGGCACTTCAGCAGGTGCCATTTCAATAGTAGGATCTCTACTAGGTGCAGGGCCTGTTAATGTTGTTTTAGATCCTGTACCCAGTCTATCAGAAACTACCTGGTCATCAGATATTGTAACTCCTGTGTATGGATCAAATACACCACCATATCCACCTTCACTTGCTATTATCTCTTGTCCTTCTTTTGTACCAGGTGCTACTCTATACTCATTCATTTTGGCTAGTTCTTCACTTGCACTTGTAACATTTGGTGGTTTTATAACACCTGCTTCAACTAAAAACTTTTTAAATCTTGCCAATTCGTCTGTAGTAGATGCAAATATTCCACCAAGGTTTTCATACCCTGGAACAATTTTATGCTGTAACATTCGCATACCAACTTTTGTTGCTTCCACTGCTTCTACACTATTATCTGCTTCTTCAGTTTTGGCATCAGCAAGATCTACTCTTTTCTGTATAGCATCACTTGTTGATTCAACAAACGCATCTGGAATAACTTCGGCCGCATTTTTTAACCTAAGTACTGAATCCAGTGTTGCGTCTCCCACAGAAGGAGCATTTGGAATTTCACGAGCAAGTCTAACAAATTCTTTAAATCTATTTGCAACTTCAACCCTATTGGAGCCATCTTTAAGTGATTCAACCAATGACACATAGGATTTTGTTACTTCTGTACCACCCAATGCTAGTATTTCGTTAATTTCTTGAGGTACTGACATTAAAACATTATCAGTTGTTGGCAACATACGAACAAATCCTGTTAGTGTTTGGTCCATGCCATCTGCTAAATCAGGTAACATCTCCTTAAACAATCCATTAAGGAAATCTGCGTTAAGTTGCATTTGAACCGTTACACCTTCACCATATTTTTCTTCAAGTATGGCTTTGTTTCGCAACAAGTTGCCTTTCATTTCATCTCTACCCTGAGCATCTAAACCAGAGTTAATTAATTGTTCTCTATTAATGCCTGTCATTTCAGCCATTGCTAAAGCAATCTTTTGTGTATCTTCAAATGTTTTTGTAATTCGCCTACGGGTTGGTATATTAAGTTCACTCATTTCACCCTGTTCAAAGAACATTTTAGTGACATTACCCATCTCTTTTATGAACTGTGTTCCTACTAATCCAAATTGATTAAACCCTTGATCGTTTCTACTTGCACTTGCTAGGTTACCCACGAAGTTGTTGAAGTATAATGAATTGTCTGCTAGACTTCCTTCACCGTTGACAAATACATGTCGCATACCATCAAGCCCTTTTAGCATTTCAGAAACACTCATACCCATATTTGCGGCGGCGCCACGCATTTCAGTAGCACCAGGTAAACCTCTATCAAACATCATGCCATATTCAAGCATTGCTCTTAGATTTTTCTCTTGTGCCATAATTATAGGTGCTAGGGCTCCACTAAAAGCCGCCATGCCTGCGATGCCTTTACCGGCATATTGTGCAGTAGTACCAGCAACTCTAGCACCAGTTGCATACTTGTTAACAAACAACTTACCAAAGTCAGATACGGCTTCACCAGCACCAGCCATAGCACGGCCACCTATTTCTGCTATTTCACCAAAACCTCTAATTGGATCTACAGCTCTAGCACCGCCTATAGAGTTGACTTCTTTTTGAACACCATTTAAGAATCTATCAATTCTTGTTTGTGTACGTTTTTTCTGTCCTATAAAATCTTCTATGTTTACTTGGACTTGTTTCATACCTAATTTTTTAGCAATTCGATTGACTTCGCCCATATGGCTTTGAAGACTACGACCTTCCATTCGAACAATGCTCATTAATGTGTCGTCAGTAGCCCACTTGGGCAACATTTCAATAAGATTTAAAAATTCGTTACTGTCCAAAATTAAGTACCTATTTAATGCATAAATACAAATGGATGCATTTATATATAATGTATTTATTTGGAGAAAACACCCTATGACAGCGAATCCCTTAATTGCGGCATATAAAAAGCCCGCATTATACGTTGCCTTACCCAGTAAGGGTAAATGGTACGATCCTAAACCAAAATTAAGTGTAGATGGCGAACTTGCTGTGTATGCTATGAGTGCAAGAGATGAATTAATTACTAAAACACCTGATGCACTGTTTAATGGCGAGGCTACAGTGGCACTAATTGAAAGTTGTTGCCCTGATATTCCTGAGCCAAGACAGATGCCAGTGAATGATCTATTAGTTGTATTATTGGCTATTAGACAAGCAAGTTATGGTAATGAACTATCAATTGACATTAAATGTACAAATGAAGAGTGTAGACATGTTAATCAGATGGCAGTAGACGGTAACATACTGTTAAGCCGTGTACAGGATAACAAGCACGAAACATTAATTAAACTTGAAAATGGTTTTGGATTAGAACTTACTCCGTACACTATCGAAGATAGGACTAGATTACAGATACAGCAGGTAAAACAACAGGCTATTGTACAACAATTAATTAATGCTGAAGCATCAGGCGAAGAAGACTTACAGGAACAATTTGGTAAAACATTTGTGGAAGTTGCAGAGCTAAGTGTTGAGCTAGTTGCACGTTGTATTAGCACAGTTCATTTACCTGATAAAGATTCAGATCCTATTACAGAATACCAAGATATTTACGATTGGTTAAAAATTATCACAAAGAAAGACTATGATCAAATACGTGAGCGTGTTGAACAACTTAGTGAAAACAACATTGACACCATAATGGATGCCCAATGTGCAGAATGTGGTAAGCCTTTTAAAACTAATATTGAGTTAGATATCGCGGGTTTTTTCGCAGGTTGATAGCCACTAGTCAGCCGACGGAGATTAAACAAATTGTTGAACGTTATGATTTAGAACGTGAGGGCATTGAAGCAAACCTATTAGATTTAGTTTTGTATAGTGGAGGTGCTACTACATGGACAGAGCTTATGTGCATGCCAATTTCCTCTGTCAGATTGATGACTGAAAGAATGAATAAAAAGACTGAAGAAGCAAACATGGCACAACAAAAGGCTAGGGCTTCTCGAGGCCGGTAATTAATTTGTAATATTCTGCAGGCCAGCTATTATAATAATTTGTGCTATGTAAATAATCACGCTTATCTAGAATGTCTTTTTTCAACTGTATAAAAATACAATTAGTAAAATTCCTAACAAAATGTCCTGACTTATTTGTGCTTGTAAAGAAGAACAGATCGGAAAATTCCTTCTGCATGTCCTCTGCTAAAGCCTCAAGATCGTAAGACAATTCACCATCACCCATCCAAGCAATACCTATTTCATAACGTTCTCTATCAAACGTTCTAAGCATTTCCTTTTGATTTGAACGGGCATCAATGAACTGGATTAGATCCATCATTCTTGCTCTACGTGCAAAGGGACATATAGGGAAACCGTCATCTTTCTTCGCTTCCACCTCTTTCTCTGTCCAGATCAGAAAGGTGCTTACGAATGTATCGAAGTTCATAATATTTCTTTCAGTGTTATTAACAGATGTTCTTCAAACATCACATCTTCATATCACTTCGTGATATTCGATGTATATTTCGAATCGGTTAATATATCTATTGTGGTTATAGTTATTTATCGACTAATATTATAACGGCTTTTTCGCCGAGTGTTTCATTCACACTTAGCCTGATACGGCCAAGTGTGAAAAATGAATACAAGGTTTTTCGCCTCGGAATCACCCACATTATCATAGTAAAACCTTATTATAGGGAGTCGCGGTTATGCGATACGACTTTACTCACTGCTGAACAACGCAGAAACATCCTTTGCCATGATAACGACTAAGGACTATCCGTGAGTTCCAATCTGTCAGGAGAGCTCACTCATTGTTTAAATTATGCACGCCAGAATCTGAACACAGGTGTCTGTGAACTCAAAGCGGATCGAGCCATCCCGATCAAACTGAGCATGTAGGGTTCTGTATTAGCCGTTAAGTTGTTGTTTGATTATGCCTTTGCCGTGTACTTTTACTTGAATAATGCCATTGTAGTAGTCGTTTGATTCTAGTACTTTTCTTGAGAATTGTTCACGTGCCTCTAGGTAACTACATTCTGATTTGGAGTTACAATAATATAATATTTCTCGGGTAAATTTGTCTGTGCCTAATTGTTCTACGTCTGTGTTTAATTCATCATTTGAGCCATAGTAAGTTTGCCAATCTGATTCTACTTTATATCGTCTTTTGTTTTTTCTGCCTTTGAGTGGTGGTCTTGATCTGCTAAATCTTGCCAGTTTTTTGCCTATGTATTTTCTATCATTTGTAGTATTGGTTATTAAGTAGACAAAGCCTACACATTCTTCTGGGAGTTCCAATACTTCTTTGCCATTGTAAAGCCAATTATTCGCCAAAACTTCTTTTTAATTCCTGTATCATATCAATCCCTAACTCCTGTTTAACTTTCCTACTATCGTAGTCAGGAGTTTTTACAAACAAATCTTCCTCAGGCATGCTGAGTGTGATTGTGCTTGGAGCCATTGATACAGAAGGGATTGTAACTGTATCATATGTACCTAATGTAACATCATTTGTATTGATTGAGATGTAATCGTCATCATCATGCATCTACTATCTCTACCTCTGTGTTAAACGTTGTAAAGCCGTTTTCTTTTGTAACCTGTAGTACACTATTAACACGACCAACAAGTTCATCACGATGAGAGATAAGCAGAATATTTTTATGTCTATCACGTTCCATCTTCTTCAATACACCTAACGCACTTTCAACGCCAATGGTATCCATACCACTGTCAACTAGTTCGTCAATACATACAAGATTAATAGGATGATTCATACTTTCAAATACATCACGGAATGCCCAACTAAGTCCTAATATAAGTCTGTTGCGTTCACCACGTGATAAGTTGTCAAAATCTAAATCCTGTCCTAACTGTACAATACTAACTGTTAAGTCACTTTGGAACTGCACCTCATGTGGCAGTCCTAGTCTAGTTATATAGTACTCAAGACGTGTGTTTAAAAACTGTAGATTTTGTTCAATAATACGTCTACGAATAAAACTGTCTTTGCTGGTTAGTAGTTTTAACAAAAAGTCCTGATGATCTTTCAGTTCTGTTAATCTGTTAGCTTCTGTCCAGTCTATGTTTTGTAAGCCAGTTTCTTTTAAACTTTGTATTTGATCCTCGTAAGGATCATCTGCATTCTCTTTTTCTTGAATACTGCTTTCTAACGCTCCTAGTTTTGTTTGATGCTCGTATGCTTCACTTAATGTATCGTAGTGTAGTGTAGGGGCATCGCCCAATTCACCTAGTTCATTTAAGGCGCTCTTATATTCATTTAGCATTTCGCTCTCAGAAGCAAGATGCCTTACCGATTCTTCTACTAATTCTGTCTTTTGAGCAATCATTTTCTCATGTTGCTCGTCATGAATCTCTTGTCCACATGCATAACACTTATGATCTAGTGTAGTATCCAAGTCTGCTTGTGCTTTGTCTTTACGTTTTTGTTCACGTTGAATGCTTGTGTCTAGTCTAGCAATTTCACTATTAAGTGTTTCAATTTGTGTACGTTTGTTATTAAATTCTTCAAACAATGCATGTGCTTGTATTTCAGCATCAATATCTACTTGTTGTAGTGTAAGTAAGTCTGTCTGTAAGTCCTTGATATCATTGACTTTTTTATCAGCCCATACTTTTTTACGTCTTTCCATATCTTTAATACTATTTGCAATGCGTTCATTTGCTTCCTCATTAGCACGGATACGGTGTGTTTCTTCTTGTATTGCGTCTTTTGTGTTACGTACACGCTCTTTAAGTATTTCAGCCTTTTCACTAAGTTGTGTAATACCCAGTAGTTGCTCAATCATATCCTTCTGATCGTTTGCCCTCATACTTAGGAAAGGTTCTGTGTATGTATTAAGTGCAACAATATGTTTGAACATGTTGTGCGTCATACCAAGTATATTCTCAATTACTGCTTGGCTTTCTCTACCTTCACCCTGCATTTCATCTGTGTTTGCTTGATCAGTATTATTAACCATGAACTTAAACACATTGGGTTTACGTCCACGTTCAATTTTATATGCTATACCATCTTTCTCAAAGTCAACAGTAACCATCATTTGTTTGTTGTTGGTTTTGTTTACCAAGTTATCTTTACGAATATTATATAGTGCATTGCCATATAACGCATAACTTAATGCGTTAATGATTGTTGTTTTTCCTGTGCCATTACGAGATCCATCACCACCCAGATCCATATTATTACCTAACACAAGTGTCAGTCCAGCATGATCAAATGTTACAGCCTGTGTAACATTACCCACACTCATAAAGTTTTTTACAGTGATATTTTTTATGTTTAGCATTATAGACTATTATATATTTCTATTAGTTGGGAGTTTTTGATTGTAGGAGAATCAATTGCTTGTAGTTGGTTTAGTACAATTTGATCTACGTTTTCAACTTGTATATCATTATTTGTATTCCAATCTGTAGCATGTTCTTCTTTCTTTGCTGGCATGAGTGCAATCTCACGCAAGTCATACTGTTGTGCAAACGTTTCTTTAATATAGTTTGCTTCTTCATATGTAATACCTACATCAAGTGTTACCCTACAGTGTGTTTTACTTGATAGTATTTTTTCAGGATTGTCAATAAGTTTACTTAAAGGTATTGTTCTATACTTTGGTGCATCTGGCCATTGTACAAATTCAGGTTGTCCTCCCCATTCTAAAAACATAAGACCACGTTCATCGTCCCATGCATCTGAGTAATTGTGTGGGAAGGCATTGCCTGTGTAAATGACGTTGCCATCTTGCTGTCGTTTGTGGAAGTGTCCGGAAAATACAAATTCTGGTTTTCTGAGATCATCAGCTTTTAGCCCATGTCCTAGATCAGGCATTTGTACCATTGCGTTCATATAGAACGAGGGGAGTTCAAAATGGCCAAACATGTATCGACATTCCACATGTTTTAATTTTTTCCATTCATCATCAACTAACCACGGCACTATGGCAACGTCGTCTTTGACAAGTATATCATCTGTAACAACATGAATATTATCATATTCATCTGCCATTGGAATACTATGGATCTCTCGCTTCTCACGATAATATAAATCGTGATTACCCATAATCATATATACTTCGTCAAAACTTTCACTCAACCGACGTAAGTTACTTACTGTATAGTTGAGTGTAGATACATTGATTGTCGCCCTATGATGATGCCAATCTCCCATGAATATACACTTACGTATACCACGTTCATGGGCCTGGTTAATCATCCATATAATAAAATCTTCACAGTCTTTGTTATGAAAGCGACTATTATTCTTCATACCAAAGTGAATGTCTGTAAAGACCACTACTTTATCGAATAGCAAATCTTATTCCTTATTTGGGTTTGTGGCTTGCCTTGCTTCCCACTCTGCATTAAATGTTCGTGTAAAACTAGGGTTAAGTCCTTCTTCTTCTAATAAGTCGTCTCTGATGTTTTGATTACGTTTTTCTAAATTGAGAACACGGGTAAAACTGTTATTAACAGCCGCCGTATAATATGCAAATGGGTTTTGACTCTTAGCTTCGTTAAATTGTAATCCAATTTGACTTAACTGAAGAATAGCCTGCCCACGCATCTCATCCACATACGTATATCCACGCCAGTTACCACGCATACTGTATCTATGGCATAGCATTAGATACATTTTTGCTAACTTATCGTTTGTCTTACCATGTGTAACACAGAAATGACCATCTGTCAAGTCTCCTTTCCAGTGGCTCCGTACTACTTCTTTCCAGTTATTACCAACAAGTGCATAATGCTTAAATGGTGGGAAGTTTACCTTTGTATGGTGATCTGCCTCGGTTTTGGGTGTGTTCTTCCTATCTTCTCTAGGAATATGTTCATATGTATTGACTCTCATTACAAGTTCTTTTTCAGTAATTGTATTAGGGTCAATAGCAAATTCAGCGGCTCTTGGTTTACGTTTTTTATCCCATAATCCCTTCTCCCACTGTAATACTGCTTCTTCATGTGCTAATTTTTGTAATCTTGATGCTCTATTCTGTTTTGCTTCTTCAATTCTATCGTTTGTTATTTCTTCAACATTATCTAATATTAAATCATAAAAATAATAATTGTCATCATCACAGTAGCAATAGGTCATCTTAGACTTGTGTATTTCTAACAACATGTCTCTATTGTTTAGGTAATTTCTTGCCATTGCTATTCCTTATCTGTACACCTTACATTGTATACGCTAAGTTATTGATTGTCAAGCACTTTTCTTGAGTATAAATACAATATAGGAGAACGAAATGCGATATTCCGATTTATTAACCGAAGCAACCACAAATCGTGTCACTGTTTTTTATGGTGGTAGATTTCAACCCATGCATAAAGGACATTTTGCATTATACCAGAGTTTAGCACAACGCTTTGGTGCTGACAATGTATTTATCGCCTCCACTTTTGGGCAAAAGCAACAGGCTATGCATAAGTCTGGTGACTTTACTACTGATCCTTTTACGTTTGAAGAAAAGGCAAGTATTGCAAATGAAATGTTTGGTATTCCAACTGACAAGTTTGTAAACACACAACCTTATAGACCTGAACAGGTAAAAGTAGGGAGAAGTGATTCAGAATATGCATTAGTACTTGCATTTAGTGAAAAAGACGCAGGACGTCTTAAATCTGGAGGTGTACTTGCACCATTACCAGATGACACAAGCAAATTACAGACACCAGATGAGAATCGTGTATACTTTGTAACAATGCCAGTAAATGAAGGTGGCATGAGTGCAACAGATTTTCGTCAAACAATGGCAAGTGAAAAACCTGAAGCAGAAAAGAAAAAAGTGTTCCAAGCGTTTTTTGGTCAAATGAATGAACGTGTATTTAAGTTTATTGAAAATAGGTTAACATAATGGCAGATACATATCCTCAGGGTAAAACCACCGTAACTAAGAAAAAGGTAGTAGGTACTATTTCAGGCCTTAACATGTACACTGTTAAGAAAGAAGATCCTGCGTACCGTGATATAAAAGCCAAATTAGTTGCTAAAAGATTAAAACGTTCAGGTATTGATGTACGTACAAAAGATAATCCTGATGGCAGAATGATTCCAACAGGATATACAACACGAGGCGATATTCGTCTAGTAGATTCCCAAAACACATCACCTGACTATCCTGACGGTAAGCCATATGATTATCCAAAAAGCCGTAGTATTCCTGGACACAGTTATCTTAAAAGAAGGCGTGATGAAGGCTATATTGACACTGTTGCCACAGGTAGATATAGATCCGGAATCATCGAAGGAACAATTGAACCTGTTGAATCAGCCAAAGGATCTACCTATAATGTAGAGAAAAAAGAAGTTTCAGTAGAAGTAGAGGTAAAGAATACAGGTGCCGCAAAAACTGACCAACGTGGCGGACAAGGCACAAGTGATGATAATAAGGATGCTATAGCCGCCGCAGAAGAAGAAAATGCTATAGCAAGTGGAAGTTCACTTGATGGTTCAGGTGGAGCACACATACCTTCTGGAGGAATTACTCCAAGACAACAGGACGCACTTTCTGGTAGAGGAGAATTTGCTCCTGACTCAGAATTTGAAGCACCACCAGGCTCACAGTACGAATCGCAAATCGATGTAGAAAAGGATCCGAATAGAGCACCAGTATTGGTGTTTAATGAACTTGATGAGGCGGGCCAAAGAATACCTAATACAGGTGGCATTAAATATCTCACAAAAGAAGAGGCGATAAAATTAAATGAAGAAGGTTTAATTAAAGACAGTTTACTTGAAGATCATATAAAAATAATTGATGCTCAGAACAAACTAGCTGATAAAGGTGAGTTTCCATTTGATAGAGAGAAATATATTATTACACCTGATGGTAAATTAATACCTAAGAACAATGTATCTAAAGATGCAGATGGTAATTATAGAGATATTACAACTGGCAGTGCATTCACAGGATTCGATGGTGAAAATGTCACTAAAGAAGAAGTAACAAATCAACCAAGAGGACCAAGAGTAAAACAAAGTATTGCTGGTGTACCTGGAGAACATAAAGTTAGACTATATACAAAAAATCCTTCATGGTTAGAAAAAACATTAGAAACATTAAAAAAGACTGGCAACGGAATTGTATTTCCATATACGCCAACAATAAACGTCAATCATAGTGCAAACTATGGAACATATGATATTAATCAAAGCGTTGAACAACCACACTTTTATAGTATGACTCCTAATGTGTCACTTCAGCTGACTGCTGTATTCACAGCAAACACTCTAACAGAAGCAGAGTATATGCTTGCATGTATGCATTTTTTACGCACAGCAACTAAGAGCGATTTCGGGGCATATAACAATGGACTTAGAAGAACTGATGCAGGCACACCGCCTCCCGTTCTAGTTTTTAATGGTTATGGAACAGAAATGTTTAACAATATTCCTGTAATTGTTAGAAGTGTAAACTTTACTTTACCTGAAGATGTAGATTACGTTTCAATACAAACACAAGCGGCACAATTTTTGGAAGGTGGATTTGTAGACGTAACTAACCTAGATGCAAATGGTAATAATATACAAAATGAATTACAAACTCAGGATAATGCCGGTGGCGATATAACTGAATCTTTTGAAAAACAACCAGACGTTAATATTCCAGCTGAGTCATCAACAGTACCAACAAGTATATTGTTTAGTATTGACCTTGCACCACAGCATCCACCTGGCCAGTTACGTGACGAGTGGAACTTTAAAGACTATGCGTCAGGAGACTTATTGAGGAAAGGTTATATCTAATGACAACAATTTATAGACCTGATAGTAATTTCAGAAATAACAGAATTGTTAATGGTAAATATCTCAGTATAACAGATGAACTTGTTTCTAACAAAGCAGATGTAGTTACAAGCCCTCTGATTGTTGAAGCAAAATACGACCAAAGACCAGATGTTCTAGCAAACGATCTTTATGGAAATTCAAGACTTTGGTGGGTGTTTGCAGAATTTAATCAAGACAAATTAGTTGATCCTATCCTAGATCTAAAAGCAGGTATGGAACTTCAAGTTCCAGAAAAATTCTCATAATGTACAAAACAAATATAAATGGAAATTGGAACAGTAGTGTTAACCTTGCTGGATATAAACTTACGTTATATCTTGTTAAGAAACCATTGTGGAATTCACCAGATGCTCTTGCTAACGATAGTGGATCTATCCAAAAAGGTGATGCAATTATTATTGCAGAGACTGGTGCAACTACAGTTTTTAGTATAGACAATGTAAACCTAACAACATTTATTAGAGGTGGACAAAAGAACGTAGATGCATCTACGGGTGTTGTACAGTTTCAATTACAAGAAGTATTAGGATTTAATTTTCTTGATAAAATTTTAGCAGTATCATCTATATTTGGATTTTCTACAATAGCAAGTGCAAATTATGTATTAAAGGTAGAGTTTGTAGGTAGAGATCCTGAAACTGATTTACGTGTGCAGTATCCTAATATTTTCCTTTATAGTTTAGTATTTCAGGAGATACAAGCAAGTGTTTCTGAATCAGGAACAACATATGATATAATTGCACTTAACAATCAACGTATGGCAAAATATCAATCAAGTGTTTATACAAATGTTGAAATTCAAGATTTCACTACCGTTGCAGATTTTATTAAAGCAACAGAACGTGCATGTAACAAATATGAAGAAGACATGAGCAAGCAGGATCAAGGTAATCCACAGCCAAGAAAGCATTGGAAAATTAAATTAGCACCTGAACTTGCTGGTATTGAACGAGAAGCCGTAACTGCTGACACTCGTGTTGATCATGGATTGAGAGTAGCGGCTGGTATGGCCCGCTCATCAGTAGCATCAATAAACTTAGCAGAGAGTCCAATGCAAGGTACAGGTGATACTGGTACTGCTACAAAAATGACACAAAATGAAAAAGGTACTCGTGATGCTATTATAAATCAAAACACAAACGTTGCTGATTATTTAGAAGTTATGATTACACGAAACAGTCCAGTGTTTAATCAGTATTCAGCAAAACAGAAAAAATTAATTGGACAGGTACCAATAATTAGAGCAAGTACAGAAGTAAAACAACTTGACAAGAATGATCCTAGAACTAACACTCCAGAAGTTGAGATTACAATTACAGTAGGTTTATTCAGAGATTCAACACACCCTGATGTAGACGCAAAGAAACAAGAAGAACACATTACAAATAAACAAAAACAGCAGACTTATGCTTCAGCAATATCTGAGAGTATTGTTAAAAAATACTTTTGGTTATACTCAGGACAAAATACTGAAGTCATGGGTTTTGATCTAAATGTAAATAACACATTTTTTATTGCACAAGATCCTAACCAAGGACAAAATTATCCTGAAACAAGTCAAATGAAAGTGCCTAGTCAACCACTTCGTGCAACAACTATTGCACCTGGACAACGTGCATTCCTAAGTCAAATAGAAGTAGATCGTATTCCTATTGAACGTGTACAGTATGGTGTTGAAGCAACAGGTAGTAAAGCACAGAATACAAATGAAGAAACTGGTACTGCATTAGATGCGATGCATGATAGAAATATGGCAAGGCGTGAAGAAGACTTCTTAAATATGACATTAGAAATTAAAGGTGATCCATTCTGGATGGGTACAGGTACTACTATCTCAGGTACTGAAGTACAACTCCAGGACTTACAAAACTCTACAATCTATATTGCCTTTCTAACTTATAGACCAGAAGAAAGTGTTGCATATACAGAAAATCAAAGAAGAGGTGGGTTGGATACTGCGGCAAGTGGAATATATGAAGTTTTTAAAGCAGATCAAAAATTAGCAGGCGGACAGTTTACACAGACGTTATCATGTATTAGGAATAGAAACTTTAGTACATACCTAATGCAAAATGAACTGGAGAATTTATAATGGCATATCAAAGTACAAATAGTAGAACACCTGAGAAAGTTAAACAGGGTGGACTTGGTGGAGTTAATCTTCTAAACGGTGTATATGTTGGCACAGTAGTTGCCAATGATGATTCAATTTACACTGGTAGAATTAAAGTACACTTTCCTGAATTTGGTTCAGGTGGTGCGCCATACCATGTTTTATTAGTTACACCATTTGGAGGTTACACAAGTCCTAAAGAAGCAAGTGGTGATCCAACACAGTATGGTGCAGATGAGTCAGTAGAGGGTGGTGCTCCAAAAAGTTACGGCATGTGGCCACAACCACCGGCTATAGGTACAGAAGTTATATGTGCATTTACATCAAGACATAATGTTGGATACCTCTTAGGAAGTGCTATAGGTATTGATAGAAACCATATGATGGGCGGTAAAGCAAGTGCATTAAACTATGCACAACAAGGCACCATTTTACCAGTATCTGAAAAAAATCCTTATGATCAAAACGATCCAGATACTAAACCAGCTGATCCAACAGGAAGCCAAAAACTAATTGATCAAGGATTAGAAAACGACTTTGTACGTGGACATAGTATGAGCAGTGCAAGACGTGAGTCACCTAGTAGAGTTTTCGGACTTACAACATCTGATGGCCATGTTATTTCAATGGACGATGGTGATGCAGAAGGTAATAGTAAAAATATTAGAATACGCACCAGAGGCGGAGCCCAAGTATTAATGGATGATGCAACACAAATTGTATTCATTACAAATCATAATGGTAATGCATATATTGAAATGGACGCTGATGGTAGAATAGATGTATATAGTCAAAAAGATATAAGTTATCATGCTGAAGGTGATTTTAATCTTCATGCTAAAGGTAATATTAACATGCAGGCAGACAACGGTGTACAAATTAAAAGTATTGGTGCAGACGGAATTAAAGTTGAAGCAACTGCTGGCGACTATGATTTATTTGCCGCTAAAGATTTTAAATTTGAAGCAGGACAAAATGGAAATATGATTGCGGCCGGTAACTATAAAGAACAGGCAGGACGTATTGATATGAATGGTCCTGCACCAACACCAGCAACTAAAATTGAAATGAATCAATTAGTTGAAAACACAAATGTACTTGAAAGTGCAGGTACTAGAGTGCCAGAGCACCATCCGTGGAAAGGTGCTACAGGAGTACAAGAGAAATTTAATGTTGCAAAAGGTAATACAAACTAATGGAATTTAAACTCTCTTCAATACTTACAGAACAGGATCTAATAGAATTTGACTTATACACAAAAAAGTCTGAGTCAATGGTTGATGATCTTAAGGATTTAAAAAACCTTGAAGCAAGTTCACAACTTATTAATTTTTTAATCCGAGAACAGGAATGGCAAGGATATCAATATGGCAGTGGACTTGTAATTGGATATGGTACATCAGAAAAAATTAATGATATTGGACTTACAGAATCTGAAGCGTTTAGTTTTTGGATAGATAAATTTAAGTTCACAGAAAGAAAATTTAAAGGTATACTTGGAAACATTTCTCAGTTGACACAGACACAATATGATGCTATGCTTAGTTTATATTATCACACTGGAGATATTTTTAGTGTAGGAACAGCATCACGCAAGTTTCAAATACAACAATACATTGAAACAAGACAATGGCAATGGTATGCTTCTGCACTAATATTAAGTGGCTTTCAACGCAACATTAGGCAGGGTGAAGCCAAGATAATGATGCTTGGTGATTACGGTAGAAATAAAGATAGAAGTATAATTAAGGCTGAGGGTATTCAAAAGATAAGACAATTATATCCTAACAGATTTATAAACGACATAGCAAAAGAACAAGCAGAGTATGTTTACTATGCAGAAACCAAAAGGTTTCTGCCCAAAATGACACAAACAAGAATGAGGCGTATAGTGGCACTATACCAGGAGAACAATGCCTAAATTAGATAGTATAGAAGCTGTAAAAGAACATTTTGATTGGGCTCCTTACAGCAAAGAGCGTTGGGCTACACATAACTTATCAAGCCTAAACTTAATTCCATTTGTAAATGAAAGAAATCCAAAACTAGTAATTGATATTGGTTGTGGTAAAAATAATTTTAAAGGACTAATTCCTAATCTAATTGGATTAGATGTTTCAGATTATCCTGAAGCAGATTTTAATATGTCACTTGAAGAAGTTTATAATAGGAATATTTTCCAACATGAATGTGCTGATGTTGTTATGGCATTGGGCAGTCTAAATTTTGGAACGTTTGATAATATCATTAGTCAGTTCGGAATGGCAATTGACTGGGTAAAGCCTGGCGGTATTTTTATTGTAAGAGTAAGATTACATTTAGATAAAGAAGAAGCATTATATGCACGAGGCCACCAACAACATAATTGGAATTGGAAAAACGTAGACGAGATGCATGAGGCTTACAAAGATAAAGTAGAATATTTGATTGAACCAGCAACAGAAAAAGCGGCTGGTGGATTACCTGAAGAGAAACATGGAGAGCCAGACTTTGGTAGACCTCCAGTAGATTTAGCAGTATGGACCTGGATTAAAAAATGAGCAAACCAGTATTGTTACTAAATGCTGATGCACAACCTGTAAGCCTATGTCCGCTTAGTACAATTAGCTGGCAACTTGCAATCAAAGTCTATTTTTTAGACAAAGTAAGAATACTTGAGAGCTATGATGAGTTAGTGCGTAGTGCAAACTTCAGTATGCAAAAACCCAGTATTGTTATGCTAAAGCGTTATCACAAACTGCCTGTATCAGCAAAGTTTTCACGTAGAAATATGTTTATACGTGATAAGTTCACCTGTCAATATTGTTTAGAAGAGTTTCCACAGCAGGAACTCACCGTGGATCATGTTCTCCCCCGGTACTTGGGCGGGGTAAGTAGTTGGGAAAACTGCACTACTGCCTGTAAGACCTGCAACTGGAACAAAGGCAACAAGTTGGAACGCCCTAAAGTAAAGCCTATAAAGCCAACATATCACGAATTAAACCATAAATTTAAAAATATCCCCATACATATATCAGATCTATCCTGGAAAACTTATATTAGTTGGCCAGATGAATTAATTATTGTCAAAAACAAAGCCGCCTAAATAGGGCGGTTTTTTTGTATAAATATTAGTATGGAAAAAATTTACGGATATAGCACGATTGACCAGTCCATGACGCCTAAACAACTCACAGGAGTTGCATTAGCAAAGCGTGACCTTGAGAATCACTTCCAGATTCGCAAAGGAGAGAAGTGGACAAATCCAAACTTTGGTAGTATGCTACCATTTTATGTCATGGAACCCCTTGATAATATCACAGTTGACTTAGTCAAGCAGGATGTTCTTGATGTAATCAGTTATGATCCACGTTTCAGTATTGAGAAGAATACAATTTTAGTTGACTTTGACGAATCAAAGATTGAGGTAAATGCGACACTAAACTACATACCCACTTCAACACCAGTAGTACTGGAACTTAAATTTGATAGAGAATTTGAGGAACTATAATGGCACAGGCACAACGACAAACCAAACTGTTTGCGGCTGAAGATTATACAGCGGTATATGAATCATACATAAATGCAAACTTACAGGCATATGATTTTGATACGATACGTGATAGCATGGTATCATACATCAGAGAAAACTATCCAGAAAGTTACAATGACTGGGTAGAGTCAGCAGAATTTGTAAGCCTATTAGACGTTGTCGCACGTTTTGGTCATGCCCTTGCCTTCCGAATTGATATTAATGCTCGTAATAACTTTATCAGCACAGCAGAAAGAACAGACTCTGTTTATAAACTTGCAAACTTCTTAGGCTATACACCAAGAAGAAATACAACAGCAAGTGGTTTTGTAAAAGTTGTTTCAGTCAAAACAAATGAAGATATAATTGGAAATAACGGTACAACTTTATCTGGGCAAGAGTTTAACTTTGAAAATAGTACATCAGCAGATAATTTAGATAACTTTATTAATATTATGAATGCTGTATTTGCAAGCACAAATCCATTTGGCTCACCACGCAAACAGGTTACAGTTGATAATGTTGTAAACCAGTTTTACAACTTCAACAATACAGAAAACCAAGTTGCTTTTAATTTTACTGGTATAGCACAAGGCACACAAACTACATTTAATGCATATAGTTCAGATTACAATACAGACACATTACGCTATGAAGAAAAGTCTCCTGATCCACAAAGTGCTTTTAGTATCCTATATAAAAATGATGGGCAGGGTGTATTAAGTAATAATACAGGTTTCTTCTTTGGCTTAAAAGAAGGCAACTTAGACTTTCAAGACTTTAATGTACAAGATGCAGTTAGTGGTATCACACTTGATGTAGACGCAGAGAATATAAACCAAACAGACGTTTGGGTACAAACCATTAATCAAGATGGAACAGTAATTAAAAACTGGACTAAGGTTAATGAAGTATTTGGAACAAATGTTATATTCAATAATCTTTCAAATGGAATAAGAGATATCTTTAGTGTAAAGTCATTAGTAGACAATAGAATAAGCATACAGTTTGCAGACAGTTCATTTGGCAACTTACCTAACGGAATTATAAGAGTATGGTTTAGATCAAGCCTTGACGAAACATATACGTTACGTCCCGATGACATTGGCCTAAAGCGTATTAACATGACATACAAAGGTGCTGACAACAATACATATACAGCAACATTTGTTGTTCAACTTAAGAGTACAGTGAACAGTGCAAGTAGTGCAGAGAGTATAGATGACATAAGAGTCTCAGCACCACAAAGTTATGCAAGCCAGAATAGAATGATTACAGCAAGTGACTATAACGGTTTTCTCGGTAGCACTAGTGATAACATGAAAAAAATTAAGGCTGTGAATAGAACGCACAGTGGCTTTAGTAGATATGTGGACTTAAAAGACCCAACAGGTGCATATAGTAATTTAAGATTATTTGGAACTGATGGAAAGTTATATAGTTGCAATAAAAGAAAGACAACCATTGCAAGTGATATATCTGCGGCACAAGTTTTTGATTCTTATATCAAAAGGTTTGTAAGTGATGATGAGCTCATTAATTTATATTACAATAAATTTGCAACTACATTTGTAGATCTAAAATCCACATACAGTTTAAATTCATTTAGTTGGGCACAAAGTACACAGTATCCACTTACAGGATATTTTCTAAATGGTACAACAATTCATGGTGTTGGTGAAAATCAATCTTCATATTTGCAACTAATTAGAACTGGTGCTATGCTAAAGTTTACATATGGTGGCACAGAGTATTGGGCACAAGTAAAAAGAATTTATAATAATGGATTAGGTGTTGATAATACAAGTGGTGATCCTACAGGTATTACACCTGATGATCAGGGTGCAATTAGCCTTGATGTAGCAATACCTTCAAACGCAACACTGGAAACAATTTACCCAGCAATAAGCAGACAGTTTACAAAAACAGAACGCAATACTGTAATTGATTATATAAAAGCAAAACAAACTTTTGCATTAAAGTATGACTACATTAATAATGCGTGGGAAATAGTAGAGCGTAGTCCACTACCAACAGGTAGCAATATAACATTTCCAACAGAGTTTAGTACAAATCTTAATGTAACTGCAGGACAATATATTACTGGACTTGAATATAAAATACAAAGTCTAGGTAATACAGACTTTACATTAATTGGTGCTGGTGCAAATACTGTAGGCACAAACTTCATAGCAACTGGTCCAGGTACTGGTACTGGTGTTGCAAGTAGCACAAAAGATAATAACTGGCTTATACATATAAGTTATGAATCAAGTAACAATGTTGATAAGTGGTCAATCGTACAGCGAGTATTAAGATACGAACTTACAACTGATCAAATGGAATTTAGTAATATTACAAATGAATTCTTTATGGACGGCGAATCACGCAAGAAGAAAAGAGATAAAGTATTAGTTACTGACACATCAACAGCAGGATTTCCAAGTACAACATTTTACATTTGGGGATATGATTTTAAAACTGATGGTGATAAGTCAGGTGTATATGATCCTACAAAAGTTATCCTTGCAAGTGTTGATGCAGATGATAATGATAGACCAGATAATCCTGAAGCGTTTTCAGATGTAGTTGGCACAAATGAAATAGACATTGATATTGATAATGATGGTGACTTGGATACTGTGTTTGGTAAAGAAAATTTAAGATATGAATGGACACATGTTCCTGATCATAATGAACTTATTGATCCATCATTTACAAACTTAATTGATGTGTTTACATTATCAACAACATATGATACAAAGTTTAGAGCTTACCTCAAAGATACAACAGGCCAAGCTGGTATGCCAGTAGCAGATACAGTTACAAGTTTACGTAGTGCCTTTGATGATCAAACAGAGCGTAAAGCAATGAGTGACAGTATTGTATACAGGCCTGCAAACTATAAAGTTATATTTGGTCCTAAATCGGATACAGAGTTTAGAGCTAAGTTTAGAATTATTAAAATGGCAGGCGTAAAGTTTACAGATAATGAAATCAAAAACCAAGTTGTAAATGTAATTGAAGAATATTTTAATCCTGCTAATTGGGAGTTCGGTGAAAGTTTTTACTTCACAGAACTTGCGGCTTATGTACATAAAGAACTTGCAGGTGTAATTAGTAGTTTTGTAATTGTTCCATTAGGCACAAATGCAGTATTTGGTGATCTATTCCAGATTACTCCATTCAAAGATCAGCTACTTATTCCTGACATAAGTATTACTGACATTGATATTATTTCAGGCCTGACACAGGCAAATATTAACTTAGCACAGGGCTCTTATTAATGGCCGATTATAAAGATTACAAGAGCTCTAAAACCAAAAAGAGCAAGAACAAAAGAAAGATTGGTAACTACCCTACAGTAAATGTAAAGAGTAGTGATTACCTCCCATTCGCCTTTCAAACTAGAATTAATAAGCAGTGGCTTGATAGTACATTTGATCAACTAGTATCTAAAGGTATGCTAGAAGATATTGATGCTTATGTTGGTGATAAGTCAGGCAAGTCTAGAACTGAAACAGAACAAACAAAATACTTAGATACAAAAAATAATAATGTACAACTTTCTCCTACAATCGTTAGTGATACACGTATTGCATTTGACGATGTGGCCCAGGCAGTTGAACAATACTTCGATGACTATAATTATAATTCGGCATACACTACCCAGGGTTATGTATATCAGCCGCCAATTGATGTAGATAAGTTTTTTAACTTTACAAGTTACTATTGGGTTCCAAACTTACCTGTATATGAAAGTGATAATACAAATGGCACAGCAACATATGCAGTAGATCCTATTACAGATATTAACGGAAAAGTAACACATACATTTGTAGATGATAATAACAGTTTTGATTTAGAAGACGGAATGCGTATTAAGTTAGAACTGGGTTATGGTTCTTTAAGCAACAACATTTATCTTGTAACAGGTGTTGGCAAGGAAATTAACTTACGTCTTTACAATGAGCAACGTACAGTTTTTGGTACTACTAATAAACGCCCATACCCTATTTGGACAGATGAAAATACTTACACAAATCATACAAAAGGATATTGGGATAGTATAGATGTATTGGATATTACCTACAAAAAAGGCAATATAGCAGACGCACGTGGTAACTCACCTATTACAATAATGCAAGCATACAATGCAGATTTAGCAGATCCAAATACTAATACTGCACCTGCATTATGGTTTTACTCTGGTAATGACAGAAAGATTTACCTAGCGAATGGTATGGTAGTAAGGTTTGGCACGGGTTGGCCCGGATTAACAACAGAAGAACAACATTCAATATACTGGGTAGAAGTTGATACAAGTGGCAATGTAATATTCAAAGATATTATTAGGGCATCAGTTTCAGGAACTGAAATTACACAGGAAGTAGTAACAACAAATAGAACACCAGATAAAATAGCAAAAGCTCAATCCTACTTAGAACATACATGGGATAGTAATACAAATTGGGATACATGGTATACACCAACAGCATTAAAAGATTATATTGTTATTAACAGAGATGATCCTATTGCTACAGCATGGAGTAGATCCAATCACTGGATTCACAGAGATACAATTTTTAAATTGGCAGACATGAATCCATTTATGGATGCAGAAAATTTCACTACTCTTGATAATCAAGCAAAGCGTCCTATCATTGAATTTGAAGGTGGTATACATCTTATCAAACATAGTAATGATAGCACAGTACAGAAATTTCAAGGACCTATAGACTTTATATTAAGAGATGCAAGTCTAGCAAGTCAACTACAAAATGGCACAACCTACATAGTAGAAAATGTTGCAACATCATACACACGTGATGCCACACAAAGTACAGATCCAGTTTACAAAACTCTTACAGTAGGTGATACATTCATTATAAGAAATGCTCTTGGAACAAGTACAGCAGACACAGCAACATTACAGTCAAGTTATATTAGACAGGACTTGTGGGTTAGCGACACACCACAGACTATGGTGGGATATACAAAGGATCGTGTCAATCATCCACCGTTATATTATTTGTTTGACGATGAAAGACAAAACACAAGATTAGACGATATAACAAAATATCCTAATAGTACATTTAGGTATGTGAAAGATGCTGATGGCGAAAGAGGTGGATCTAAATTATTTGGATATAAGATAGGTTCAGGTACAACAATTGATCCTGAACTTGACATGGTCGTAAGTCTTAAAGATATGGGCCATAGAGCAGAATACGAATTTGTAAACTATCAGGATAAAGATAAATTTACATTTAGTCTAATAACTCCTGATGGTGGACTTGTAGATACAGATACAATTAAAGGCTACTACAGTTATAAGCAAAAAGGAATTGTAAAGAACGCTTATGTTCCTGGCAATGTAATGCGTGGTGCAAAAGAAAAGTATCAACAGATTGTTACTGATGCAACTTCAGCACAAACTATCCCATACGGCACAGATAGTTTTAAATCTGCAAGAGAATTTGTTGTACATACATATGGTCCTAATATAGACTTTACTGTTACTGAAAACTTTGCATTTGGTATTTTTAATGAACGTAAAGAAGGTAAGCCTACACTAACAGTCAAAGCAGGTGAAACTTATAACTTTATTAACATTAGTAAAAATAATATAAATTTCTATAGCGATTTTGCTGGCACTGCACATACAACAAATGTTACATCAAGTGGAAATGTAACAACAATAGTAATGCCAAATACTGCTGGAATATTATACTATGGTTATTCAGCTACTAATAAGGCACGTATTGTTATTTTAGATAATGATGACTATCTATATCATGATCTATATATTGACGGCAAGCGTATTAGACAAGAAGAGTATACAATTAATACAGACTCAATAGTTGTACCAGCAGACCTTGTAGAAGAAAATAGTATTATTGATTTAGAATTTAGAGAAGTAGATGCAACAAATGATGCAAAAGTATACAGCATACCTGATGTACTTGAACATAATGCAACTAACAAGCAATTACTTGAATTTACTATTAGTGAAACATTTGACCATTGGAACGATATTATATATAAGTCACCAAACTTAACAGGGCAAAGTTTTGGTATTAATAGTTACCACAAAGATGTTAAATTGCATAACACTGGTGGTACAATATATATGTATGATGATATTAGTATCATGCACGATTACACATATGCCAATACTGCATTTGATGCAAGAGAAGCTCTGTTTGCACAAGCACGTGACTTTCATGGATTTAGAGATAGATTTAGAGCTCAAGTAATTAGACTATACAAATCAAATGGATATGTGAAAACAAGGGACATTGTACGTGATGCACTTAAAGCAATCACTGAAACCAAAAAAGGAACAGATTTATATGCTGATTCAAATATGGTTTACTTCCAAGATAAGAGAGAACAGAGATATGATCTTACAGCAAGTCAAACAAAAATCTATCCAAGTATATCAATAAACACTGACTTTAATATAATGGATCATGCTTATTTGTATTTGTCAGAAAACAATGGCAGTAATGAATATTATGAAAGATTACTTGTTAAAGATGTTGACTATACTCTTGCAGGCAGTACTATTACACTTAAAAATTTAACAACTGCTGTAAGTACTACTGAGCCAGCATTTCTTACAATACAATTTATTGATAGAGAGAACAATAGTTATATACCTGAAAGCATGGTAAAACTAGGGCTTGCGTATGGAACACCACCTACAGTTGAAACAGATATAATCACATTACATGATGGAACAGAACTAGTTTGGAATAACACAAACAATTTATATGACCCAACAAAATCAAACTATGATGTTGTAAATGCCTGTTTATTAGACTTAGACAAAAGAATTTGGGCAGGTATAGTTGACTTGGATAATACAAGAAGTCCTAATGCATTTCTGCCGGCACCACATTTTGAAACTTGGTATACAAAAGAAAAGTTAGATAATTATACAGAACAACTATACAGAGATTACCAAGCAAAGATTGGTGTAGAAGTTTTCAATTCCAGTAACTACTATGATGGAACAAATTATCCTGGAAGCAATGACGGCACAACATGGAATTACAGTTCAATGGGTAACTGGCCAGGACATTGGAAAGGTGCGTATCAATACTTGTTTGGTACACATAGACCTGATTTAACACCATGGCATATGCTAGGAAAAAGCAAAAAACCAGATTGGTGGGACGATGTATATAGTTGGAAAGATACTGCAAACGGTGGATCAGATGCTAAACGTACAGCATTAATTGAAGCATTAACAAATGGCTACGTAAGTAATACACGTGATCATGTGAACTATACAAAATCAGAACTACGTTATGCAAGACATAATTGGGACTGGACAAACAACTACCCAGTTGATACAGCCGGAAACCTTGTACCAAGATACGAAGTGCTTGGTATACCGTCTGCTGTGAACAGAGCACAGGATTTTGTATTTGGTGACTATGGTCCTATTGAGATTGCTTGGAGAGGAAGTGCTTTAGGTCAAAGTGCATTATTAGATGCAATAGTAAAATTATTACCTGCAAAAGCATGGACAGAGTTTTTCCAACCAGGATTATTTAATGAAGGTAATATTTTTAGTAGCAACAAATTAATTAACGCATACTCAAGGTCTGCTATATCACCTAATAATATTTTATACAATAACAATGCCAGCCATAAAAAAGTAAAACGTATTAATGTTCGTAGCTCAAGCACTGGTTGGGGATCAACAAGTAAAATTGATTTATTCTCTCCAACTGATTCAGCAAGAGTAGGCGAGGCTGTAATTGATGTAGATAGTACAGGTACAATTAGCAGTATTACAATTACTAAAGGAACATACGGATATAGAGAAGTACCTATTTTTGATATTACAAATCAAGGCACTGGTTATGATCAGGACGCAATAGTTGATATTGAATTTATTATGGGTAATGCAATATATCATGGACATGGTCTTAACAAGGTATTAGATAACAACTTACTACGTGGCTATAAAGACATTAGTATGCGTGAAGTGTACGAACCAATTGATACTAAACTTGTACAAAAAGTAGGCGGCTTTACATCTGAAAACCTCGTTGATTTTTATACTGAGTCAGGAGCAAACGGCAAATACAAAGTTGACACAAATGACTACAATGTATTTTTATATAAAGGCCCACCAAGAAAGATTGTAAACGCAAGTGTGATGAACTTGAAAAAACAACTAGGTGGTATAAAGGTTGATGGATATGGACTTGGTAAGCAAAAGTTTTACTTTTATGAGCCTCTTAGAAAAACAGATAACTTTACTAATTTAGAACTAGTAGAAAATGCTATCGTAAGAAGATATAATGATTTTGATTATAGTAGAGTTAGTAGTATTGAGTATGGTGCTGTTGTAGCGAAAGTACAGGACCTATACGATTTTATTAGAGGATATTATGAATACCTAAACTATAACGGTGTTGTACCACAGGCAAATGGTAATGCTCAAGCAACAAACGGAGCAGTATTTGCTATTGGCAATGAAGTAGGTAATACAACAAGACTTGCTCTTGGTGATACGATTAATTATACTGGACAAACAGGTAGACTTGTAGAGTTTGGTACACTACCAGGTGGTATGAATAGCCCATTAGATACAAAAGGAAAAATACTTAATCCAAAAGAAGTAAGCGTTGATAGATTAGAGAAGACTGCTATTGTAAGTATTAATTCTCCGCTTGCTAAAGAATTTGGAAGCGTTACGTTTGCTGAAGTAGATTTTGAACACGTAGTTGAATTTGATAACACTACACAGTTTAATGATACATTATTTAATGATGTAACAAACCAGAGACACCATAGATTATTAATGCAAGGACACAGAACAATAGACTGGGACGGTAACATTAGAGCTCCTGGATACCTTGTATTTGAAAACAAAATTGTTGAAAACTTTGATACCAGTGTTGAAACACTTAACACACTTTACGATTATAATATTGAAAACGTAAATCCAACATACAGAAAAGCACAGAACATTACAATAGGAAATTATAATAAGGACTGGGTTAACGATACATTTATAAATGATCAAACTTTTGCAAAGTTTTATCAGGGTATGATAAAAGCAAAAGGCACAAGCAATGTTATGAAACCATTTAACAGAAGTTCAATGTTAAATGAAGGTACAAGTACAGCAAGCATTTACGAAGAATGGATGTTCAGACATAGTTACTATGGTGATAACACAAACGTAAATGCAACTGAAATTAGACTTAGCCCCGATCCAAATAATCCAACATTAGTTGATAACAATGTTGAGATTTTAGACGTAAGACTAACCAGCCAGCTTGAATATGTCAATGGTGATAGCACAATACGTTTTAACACTGAAGACTCAGCAACATTTTTAGATAGACCATCACGTCTTAGGACAGCAGGTGAAGTTATAGATGTAGATGAAAACGATAACAATATTGTAAAAACATTACAGGATATGAAGTCTGTATTTGATAGTACAGCAGAATACGCAACCATTGAAACTTGGAGCGGAACGCAAAGTTATAAGCGTGGTGATAAGGTTAGATATAAAGGTAGATTACTAAGATGTGATGTAGCATCAATTGGATTTAGTACACAATCAACAGGACTAACGTTTACTGGCACAGCAATTGAGCCTGTATTTAATTATGTAACCCAAGCAAATGGTGACGCCGCTAGTGCAGTAATTGATGGTACACCAGTTTGGTTTGATGAAACACAAACACAGTTTAATAATATTGTTGCTACAGCAAATGTTGATGCTGACATACCGGCTAACTCAATACCAAGTGGAAGTATATTAGGTATTGCTGATACTGGTCCTAATGGATATAACAGAACGTTAACATTACAAAATCTTGTGTTAACCACTGTAATCGATTCAACTGGTGATCAAAGTATTAACTATATAGATGAGGGTAACCCATATTTTATATGCCAACTAAATTCAGTTACTGATCCAGTTATTGCAGATAATACAGGTGAAAATGTAATTATTAATGGTGCAACTATTCCATTAGTCAATACAACATTAGGATTTCCAGCAGGTACTGCATTAGATAAAACAGATGTTGCTACTATTATTGATAGCACAGCAGATAATAACCTTAAGTGCCAGGAACTAAACGGAAATATTATTATCTGGTATGATGTAGGTAATGATGTAAATGGTACAATGGTTATTGGTAATGGTACAGCAAACAATGATTTAAACATTGCACCTGGCACGTACAGGCCAAGTAGAAGCGACACTTATGTAGCACAGAATATGGATAATGCTACACTTGTTTCTAAAATTAATGCACACCCAGATAAGCCTGGTGATGTTAGTGCGGCTGTATCTGGTAACTTTGTAATACTAACAAAAACACCTACATCAACATCAAGCACTTCAAGTTCACTTACTTTGACAGGCAGTATTTCAACTTCACTATTTCCTGCAAACCAACGTGCCCAGACAATGACGGGTTCACAAGTTCCTATCAATCCACAAACTGTGCAAAATGCACGTGATAAAATTAATGAAGCAGGTATCTCAGGTGTGACTGCATCAGTTGATGCAAACCAAAGATTGCTTATTACAAGTACAAACTCAAGTATTGATTTAGGTGGCATAAGCCCAGCAAGAGATATGAATACAAGAGCAGGATTACCTACAGGTGTTAGAGCAACACAAGCAACTGTGGTTGCAAATACATTTAACTCAAGCCAGTGGGGAGATATAAGTGATGATGATCCTGCACTATTTAAAATACAAGTGGTCCAAGACGACAATCCGGACAACGTGGATGGTACTACTTCAGGACCAACAGCGGTTGTTCCTGGTATAGGTTCAACTTCAATACCAACATCAACACAAAGCGTATTCAATGGTTGGAATGTTTTCCAAGTACAAAACTTAGGACTATACAGCGAGGTTGCTGATGAGAATGGTACATTAACAACTACATGTTCAGTTTGTGCTGGTACAGCAACTGAAGATGGAAATGATGCTTGTGTTAACGTTAACGTAGATCATAATTTAGAAATAGGTGATTACGTGATGATTGTTAATAGTACAAGTAAACCAAGTGTAGATGGTATACACAAAGTAACAAACTTGGGTTCAGTGGCTGAGCCTAGGAAGTTTTTCATAGATATGTTTATTGAGGAATGTGGTGATGCACCACAGGTTTATGTATTACGTAATTGTAGATTTGATGACTATGATGACATACTTAAGACTAACGTAAACAACAAAGATATTGATGAGGGCTTAGGTAATATTGGAGCCGCTATTGATCAAATAGCAAACAACCCACAATACACAGTTGGTGCAATTGGTAATGGTGATGGCAGATATAACTGGAAATCAGGCGATACTGTTTGGACAAACTATCATATGAATAATACTCCTTCAAACAGAGGTACATATGTTTACACACATAATGGTACTGAGTTTGTATACGACAGTGCTAGATCTGTAACGTCCAGAGCAGTAGGTAAAGATACAATATCACATGGACTTATATATGATGGTAGTAGAAACGGAAGAGTCACAGAGTTAGAGTTGGAAGTATTTGATCCTGTACTTGGTGCAATACCAGGTATTGCTAACGTGCAAATTGACTTTAGATCATTTGTTGATGCCGCCGGATACACCCACAGTACAGATTTAAATGAGCCTATTTTACTTAACACAGGTACAGCATGGGGCGAAGCAGAACTAGGAAAAGTTTGGTGGGATTTAACAAACGCAATTTATTATGATTATAGTCAAGGCTCTGCAGAATACAAAAGAGATTACTATGGTAAACTTTGGGAAGGTGGAAGCATTGATGTTTATGAATGGTCAAAGTCTACTGTACCACCAGATGAATATGAAGCAATACAAGTTAACCAAACTCTTGTTAAGGTAGATATTACAAACACACCAGCAATAAGTGCTAGTGTCCAATTTGCAGACACTCCATCCAAAGTAGAAATGTTTGGTAATGTTGCTACTGGTGAACCATATAGCATAGTTGATAGAAACAGTGGTGAAAAGATTTATTACTATACTGAAGATGAAGATTACAATGCTAAGACTAATACATATGACAAAGTATATTACTTCTGGGTTAAAAACAAAACCTCATATAAATCTTCACCAAATAGAACAATGCCTGTAAAAAATCTTGCAGAAATAATTAGAGATCCTACCGCAAATGGTATTAGTTGGATTGCACCAATTAGTGATATTGAAATCCTCTTGGCTAATACGCAGTATGTAACAGATCATAAATCAGTATTACAAATTAATAAAGAGCTTGCTAAGCCATCACACAATAGCTGGACAGTTATGCAAGAGGGCAGAGGTCTTATTCCTGAATACTGGTATAGAGGTGTGCTTGATAACTTAACAGGATTCCAAGCAACAAGTGGTAAAGAGTTTCCTAATAGAGACCTACACATTTATAATAGATTTGGCGATGACAGAGCGATAGGACAAGGCTGGTTTTATAATACAAACATGGCTAGACAAGAAGCACTTGCTTGTATTAATAAGCACCTAACAAATATAAACCTTGTATCTGATTTAGCAGACAAATGGGATAGAACAATTGGCATAGAAAAAGAAGTAATTGATATTAATGTAGACTTTAGTAACTTAGATGCGTGGGCTCCAAATACTGCATATACAGTTGGTACACTTGTTAAGTTTAACAAGAAAATATATTATGCTAGAAAAGCACACACAAGTGGTACTAGCAGTTATCAAGCATTTAAAAATAATCAAACATGGATGAGATATGCGAGTTTATATGACTTTACAGAAATGTGGGATTACGCAGACTACAGCCATGTTGACAGGCTTACAAACGAACAGCCTACAATAACAATTAACAAGAAGACCGATCTTGCTAATATTGATATATCTAAACACAGAGTCGTGGGTGTTAATATGGTTGACCCAGATGGATATGATAGAACTGAAATTGTAAAATGGAACGGTGAACAGTGGATTGTACAGCATAAGAAAAACGGTACAATACAATTTGCTGACTGGTTAGTTGATAGTAACAGAATAGATGCATGGGATAAAAATGGTTGGGATAGTCTTGCTTGGGACGGTAACAAGCAGGTATTCTGGCATTACCTAGTATATGCACTAAGACATGATATCTTTATTGAACAGCATGTAGATAACTTTAATAAGTTTTTCTTCTGCATAGTTAGACATTGTTTAGCAACACAGAAACAGGTTGACTGGGTGCATAAAACAACGTATATTCAATTGGAAGTTACAACACCAGCAAATAGTACAACTAATAAGTATAAGAAAGGAACCATTAATTCTTTACTAGGTTACATTAATGATGTTAAACCTTTCCATACTAAGATAAGAAACATTATAGACGCAACTACTATTACAGAAGATGCGCCAATAGGTATTACTGAATCATATACAACTGATACAACAATTAAACTAAACCAGTTCAGTACTAACCAAGAAGGTAATGATTATCTAAACAATGCTCTAAAAGCAAACACATATAAGAATGATATTCTAAGTAGTGCATTTGATACAGCATCATTTACAGATACATATACATCACAGGCATTTACTGATACAAGTACACCAGCTGATATAGTTAATGGTGGTAGCTTCATTGAACCTGAGCTATACAACTACACAGGTAATGACAATAATAGAAACAGTTTGGCACAACTAGATACTGCTGAAGACTTAACAATTACTATACAAACTAATACAAGTGGTGATACAGTTAATGCAGATTCAAGAACATTTGTTTACAGACAGGATGGAAAACTAAACGCACTAATTGATATACTTGAACAAGCAAAGAGTACAACAACTACTGCGGCTATTACAAACATTGATACAACAATACCTGTAACAAGTTCTGCTAACTTTAACAAGTCAGGTGGCTTTGCTTACATTAATGGTGAAGTACTTGAATATAGCACAGCAGATAACAATACGATTACAGTAGCATACCGTGGATATGCCTCACAAAAGGCACATGCAAGTGGTAGCACTATTGTAGATATTACAGACGCAGGCGTCTGGAACGGCACTATAAAAGGTGTCACTAACTCAAGCAACGAGTACGTTGACGAGAACAAAATTAATGACATTGCCAAGAACTCTGGTACATTGGAATGGGAAGCAACGTCAATACTATCCGGTACTGGATTATTGTCTGCAAAATTGCAGGCAGGCACACAGGGCATTGATTTATGATGCTAAATACTACTAGGAGAATACAATGAACACTAATTTTGCTGATCGTACCTTAGCATTCGTCGATGGACATGTGCTAATACGAGATTACGATACAAATGAAGTTCTACTAGACAAACACAATGCAATTAACTATGAAAACTTTAGTGTTGCTATTGCTAGTCTATTAAGTGGAACAACTGTTTCCGGTCAAGGATTCCAAGTTGTACAAATGAAATTTGGCAACGGTGGAACCGTTATTGACGCAGTAGGAAACGTTGAATACAGATCCACAAACACAGACACCAAACTAGGTGATCTATATAACCAAACATATACAAAGATTGTTGATGTGGACGATCCGGCTAACACAGATACCACAAATAATAAAGTGGAGATCCAGCCTTATGACGGACAACCATATTCGGATGTTGTTGTTACTGCTACTCTAGATTATGCGGAGCCAGCAGGCCAAGAGACAACAGACAATACAACATCAATGAACGGAAACTTTACCTTTGATGAAGTAGCCCTGCAGACAGCGGCTGATACAAGGTTAAGTCACATCTGTTTCCACCCTATTGAAAAGAGTGCAAACAGAAAGATCCAAGTGATCTATACAATTAGAATACAGGCAGGGAGTTAAAAATGGCTTATACAGTTGATTATTCTGACGGCACAAAAACTGCCATTACAGTCAATGACGGAACACTTAATATTGAAACTAGCCTAAGTTTAGTAGGTAAAAACTACTACGGCTATGGTGAAGTTATTGCTGAAAACCTATTACATCTATTAGAACATTTTGCTGGCGGTACTGCACCAAGTAATCCTTCAGAAGGACAAATTTGGTTTGACAATACAGCCGCAGATAAAGAAATGAAATACTATGATGGTGCAAACTGGGTTAGCATGGGAGGTGGTAGCGAGCTACATACCATTCAAGATAACCTAGGTAATGATAAGCAAGTTATTATCATGAAAGCAGGTGGAAGTATTATTGCAGTAATTAGTTCACATGAACCATTTACAGTTAGCACAACTCATACTCCATCAGCGGCGGTACAGGCAATATTTACTACAATTAGTAAAGGTTACAACCTAAACCCAACTACAGGCACAGGTACAGATTTCTTTTATCACGGTACAGCAACCAGAGCGTTATACGCTGACTTAGCAGAACTTTATTCAAGCGATCAGGAATATGATCCAGGTACAGTTCTTATGATAGGTGGTGAAGCAGAAGTCACACAAACAACAGAAGCATTTAGCTCTGAGGTTTTCGGTATTGTATCTTCAAATCCAGCGTACTTAATGAATAGTGCAATGGAAGGTACAACAGTGGCGGTTGCATTAGAAGGTCGTGTACCTTGTAAAGTAATTGGTCCAGTACGTAAAGGTCAAAGACTTGTAAGCAGTGAAGAACCAGGAACTGCTCGAGCAGTCTCAGATTACGAGAAGCAAGAAGCACTCGATTGGTATCGCATTGTCGGCAGAGCGTTAGCAGACAAGGACAGCGAAGGCATAGAATTAATTGAAGTCGTAGTAGGAACAAAATAATGCCTCGTAATGTTGGTGACACAATTACCGCAGTTTCATTTAACACGGTCGTAGATCGTTGGAATGTACTGTGGCAAGATCCAAAAGACAGTAATGGTGATCCAATAGCCTACACCTATGATATTAGCTTACACAAAAGTGAAGTATTAAGAAGGTTAGGTTGGGGACAACCATCAAATAATATGACAGTGACAGCCAACACACTTATTGAAGCGAAGCATTATAACCTACTAGCGGCTCACGTTAATAGTGGCGAATACCATAGAGAAGATTCCTCTATGACAATTAATAACTACGTAACACAAAACGTTGACGTAGTACTAGCAAGTGATATGAATCCATTAGAAGCAGTAATGACATCCTATGAAAACACTGATGCAAAGTTTGATCTTGGTGCAACAGGAGAGTTAATTGAAACACATGCACACTCCAACGGTGGCGTAGCATGGGGTACAAATGATGCGGCCAGTGCCCTTACAAGAGGTACATTAACTACAATACAAAAGTACACATGGACAGACTACAATGACGCTAGACACTTCTTTAATAGTGGTGGCCAAATTATAATTGATTTAGAAGCCATAGGCGGATCCTTTGGACATAATGAATGGGATTATATATTTGACCAAATAGATACCATATACGTTGGTGCCAAACAAACTACAAAAGGTGGCGCAAACGGAACAGGAATAAAAAGTTTTTATGAATTTGATGACACCTACCAACAAATCTTTAACGCACAAGGATTTGATACTGGTGATTTAGGAGCATACGCAGGACAATATACGTATTCTGGTGTGTATGTATCTGGAGAAGGTTACGCACAGTATGGTGGTAGAGAAGTAACCGTATATGCAAAAATAGGTATGGACGGTACAAATTTTTGCTTGTGGCTCAAGACAGAACTTACAGAAGACGCTGATGATGTTGCACAAGTAGATGCAAACATTACTCTTAACACTGGTTATAGAGTAGCACAAGATGCACCTGATACAGGTTGGTTAGGTTCTAGTAATGGTTCAGTACACAAAGTTGATGGTACAGCATACATATTTCAAACTAGAATTGCAAAGGTTCCAACAATAATTACAGAACAAAATTGGACACCTAACCCATAATTAGTGCTTGACATCCTTAATAAATACATATATAATTACTAAACTATAGGAGTAAACAGATGGACGAACGTCTACAGAAAGCTCTGGAGTTCTCGAACTACAATCTTACTTTCACAAATCAAAAACAAAATATTAGGAATAGAGTAAACCAACTAAAACTTGTACACACAAATGGTGGTAGTTTTAGTTCTGAACCTAGTCTAATAAGTTTTGTAAAGACATTACTGGATATTGGTAAAACTGAAGCAGTAATAATTGATAGTAAAGACAACCCAGTTGAAATTAAAAACCTACAAGGATTCTTTGACGACCTTATTAGTGCATACACAAGTGCAACTAATGAATATGATGTTGAATACAATAAACTAAAAAAGATGAGAAGCATCAAGAAAATTATGGATTGGTAAATGGAGTATAGTGCAAAGCGTGGCGTTTGCATGTTTGCCTATAATAATGAACAACTTGATTATGGATATTTTAGTTTACTAGCGGCAAAACAAGCAAAGAAACATTTAGACGTACCAGTATGTCTAATAACAGATGAAGGAACATGGGCTTACCTAACACAAAGCCATGGACAAGATCTTGTTGACAAATACATAGATGAAGTTGTAATTACACAAGAAGAACAAGTTAATAATAAACGTAAACATTACGACAGTCCGTATGCAACCTTTGTTGCACAGTTCACAAACAATAACAAACATAAGATTTACGAGTATAGTCCCTATCATCAAACATTGTTAATTGATATTGACTATATGATTCGTACTGACTTTTTATCAAAGTTCTGGGAACACCCAGGACTCAATATGTTTAACACTTCACAAGACTTAAGAAATGGTAACATGCACCATCGTGAAAGGTTACTATATGATGCAGGTATCCCCATGTGGTGGAGTACTGTAATTATGTTTGATAGAAGTGAACTTACACAATTATTTTTTGATACATGGTCACATATAGCAGAGAACTATAGTTTTTATCAATACATTTATAATTTTCCAGGAACTTTATTTAGAACAGACTATTGCGTTAGTATAGCAGTTCATATTCTAAATGGAATGGTTGAAGGAGATACAATTGGTAACTTTGGTGGGATACCTATTGTGAATATGTTACAACAGGATGATTTAGTTGAAGTTAGAGAAACTGAATGGATCTTTCTTGTAAACAACAGGAGAGAAGAATGGAAAAATATTTTAAGCAATGTAAAAGATATTGATATACACTGTATGAATAAACGAGCGTTAAGTAGAAATGCTGGTGATATTTTAAAGGAGCATTCTTAATGAGCCAGGGTTATTTAATCCAAGCACAAACAGAAGATGAACGCAAACAAGCCGTTGCATTAGGATTCAGTATTAAGACTAATAACCCTGAAGCAAGTGTGTCACTTGTTTGTGGTAACTTAGATGATATTGAAACTTGGCATGAAGAGCCATTTGATAATATTGTTGAGTATCCTTTTGCTAATAAAATTAACCCAAGAATAAATGATTGGCAGTCTTGGTGGGTAACACCATATGAAGAAACTATTGTAATGGATTGTGCATCTATTGTGAATAGTAATTTGGATACAGTATGGGATTATCTATCAGCTAATTATGAGATATGCTTTCCAGGCATGATAAAAGATTTTAGACATTTACTTGTAGATTCAGATAGAAGACATGAATGGTTAGATGAATATAAACTTATGCCTGTATACAGTGCTTGGTTTTATTTTAAGAAAACAGATGCATCAATGGATTACTTTAAACTTGCTGATCCATATATGCAAAACTACCATGAACTGTTTAAGCACAAGTTTTTGCCACAGCACCTGCCAGATAATTATAGTTCAGATGTTATGCACGGAATTATTATTAATGATATGGCATTAGAGAATGTTACAGACGATATGCTATTTTATATTGATATGGACATTGCTAACACATATTACAAACAAAGAGCAGAAAAATGGACAGACTATTTAAACGTTTGGGTAAGAGAAGGTGGCACAGTAAAAATACAAAACTATGCAACCACTGGTATACTTTACTATAAAGAGCCTGACTTTCTAACAGAAGATATATTTAATGGACAACGAGACAGTTACAGATTACAATCCAAGTTATTACGTCAAGTTCAACAGTAATACAGGTAAAATATTACAGATGTCAATGACTCCTATTCCGGATGAGGAAGAGGAAGATATCATTGTGATAGAGACTTATAATAGTATGGCTCGTGAAGTACTTAGTGGTAAACGTAGCCGCCGCACAATCGGTCCAGTATTTGATATTGAAAACCGTACATGGGATATAGGTGCAAAGAGTAATGTACTTATAATTAAAGAACTAAGCAGTCGTCTATTAGAAGTTACAAACGAAAAAGCAAATACAAACGTTGATATTGGAATACAATTATTTAAAGAAAACTTACAACTAGAAATTGTAGCAAACTATCATGTTATTAAAAAGAATATGAACCTAGCTGATATTGCTGATATAAGTAAGTCATCTGATAATAGTTTACTTAACCTTTACTTTACAAAGAAAGGTGATCCAGATTATCTTATAGAAAGTGTACAGGTTGATCCTATGATACTGTTACACAATAAAAAACTAAAGTATAGTTTATCAAGTGATATTACAAAACATGCAGATTTAGATAACATAAGTATATTTACTAGACCGATTTTTCATAGCTATGGATTACAGGTACTTGACAGGCTTGTTGAGTCGGACTACTATATGAACAAACAACAAGTTTTACAGGTAGCAGGTACTTCTGATACCTGCCATGTTATGATAATGAATCATGGTGATACTGTAAAGATACAAAGTTTTGTAGTAGAAATGGATAACACCGCACCCCGTACTAAAAATGTAAGGTTTGTTGTGTGTGATGGAGAAATAGATGCTCCTGTTGGTTCGTTTCTTGTAAGCACACCTTCTTTGTATTCAGGTGAATCGTTTGAAGTAGATATAGATTTTAAATGGCCAAGACAGCCGCTTATTGTATACAGGTCAAAAGGACTTGTAGCAAATTATTTAGGAGACACATATGGCAGAACTAACTAGCGTAAATGAATTTGATATAGTTTTTATATCGTTCGATGAGCCAAACGCAGACAATAACTATGCAGACCTTGTAGACAAATGTCCATGGGCAAAGCGAAGTCATGGTGTATTTGGATCAGATGCCGCACATAAGGCGGCGGCACAGATTGCAGACACAGATAGGTTTATAACTGTTGATGCAGATAATATTGTTGATCCAGAATTTTTTAACTGTGAACTAGACATGTCTAAGATTAGAGACATGGATGTGATTAGTTGGGCAGGAAAAAACGAAGTTAATGGACTTGTTTATGGCAACGGTGGAATTAAATGTTGGCCTAAGGATGTGGTAATGAGTATGCGTACACATGAAGCGGCACCTGAAAATGATAAGCGAGCCCAGGTAGACTTTTGTTGGAATATACATTACGTACAAATGAATAACATCTACTGCCAAGTAATGAACAATGGATCGCCACTGCAAGCGTGGCGTGCAGGATTTAGAGAAGGTGTTAAAATGGGATTAGCAGACGGTGATGTTATACCACCAGAGAAGTTACATCTAATACATGACAAAAACTTTAAACGATTACTTACTTGGATGAGTGTAGGAGAAGATGTTGTTAATGGACTATGGGCAGTGTACGGCGCTAGACTTGGTTGTCATATGACTAACGTAACCAGAGAAGACTGGGATTGGAAAAATGTACGTGACTTCCGCTGGCTTACAAAGTTCTTTGAAGATGAATTGTTTCCACAGTTTGAAGGTGGTGATGAACTTTGTATTAACACAGGCATGCGTTGGGATAAAACGAAGCTGAAGGATAAGACTGTAGAATTGGGATATGATCTGCGTAAGCAACTACAACTTAAAATCGCAGACATGGGAGTAGAAGGCAGTGCCTTCTTTAAAGAAGTATATATTAATCCAAGTAGACTTGGAGCACAAGTTCGTGAAGATCAAGTGGAGGACACATTAGAATGATTAAATTAGTAAGTTACAGTAAACCTAGTGAACACTTTCAAGCAGAAGGCTTGGATAATGTACAGGACCTTATTGCATTTTGTGCAAGGGTAAGCAACCCTAGCAATCAAATGAATAGTGAAACTAGCGAGAAACTTATTAAGTATCTAATTAAACATGCACACTGGTCGCCATTGGAAATGGTAAGTGCTTGTCTGGAGATCAACACAACTCGTGACATTGCACATCAAATTGTACGTCACCGTTCATTTGCTTTCCAAGAGTTTAGTCAACGTTATGCAGACCCAGCAGAATTTGGTAATCAGTTTGTAACACGTGAAGCACGACTACAGGATCTAAAGAACAGACAGAATAGCGTAGAGATTGATACTGAAAGTGATTTGCATTACGAATGGCAAATGAAACAGGAATCAGTAATTGAAAAAGCCAAAGAAGTATATGAATGGGCTATTGCAAATGGTATTGCAAAGGAACAGGCTCGTGTTGTTCTACCAGAAGGCAACACAAAAACAAGATTGTATATGAATGGAACTTTGCGTAGCTGGATTCACTATATCGAACTTCGTGGTGCTAATGGTACACAGAAGGAACATATGGATATCGCACATGCATGTAGTAAAGTTATTGCAGAGATATTTCCACTTGCAAATGATTTATGACAAAAATAAACGACTTGCAGTGGGAAAAAACTTCCTGGGGCAATAGAAAACTTTCACCAAACAATATGAATCAAATGAAGGACCTTTTGGATAGCAAAGGTCCTGGATTCTGTCTGGCTAAGTGGACACAAGTTACAATGCATTTGGGGACAGGACTTACACATAGTTGTCACCACCCTACTCCACATAGGATTCCATTAGAAGAATTAGAAAAGAATCCTGGTGCATTGCACAATACCAAGCATAAAAAAGAACAACGTAGGCAAATGCTCTGTGGTGAAAGACCCAAAGAGTGTGATTACTGCTGGCGAGTTGAAGATGGTGACACTGGCAGTTTTAGTGATAGAATATATAAAAGCATTGATCCATATAGTTTTGATGACTATGATGAGATTGTAAAAGCAGATGGCAGTGAGAATATCTTTCCACGTTATGTGGAAGTAAGTTTTAGTAATGTGTGTAACTTTAAATGTGCATACTGTGGACCTAACTTCAGTAGTAAGTGGGTAGAAGAAATTAAGGAACATGGTCCTTATAAACTAGACGAGATGCTTTTTAATGGTGGTAGTGATGTTGTATCACAAGTTAAGAACAAAGAAGACAATCCATATACAGATGCATTTTGGAAATGGTTCCCCAAAGCCAAAGACAACATGCACACATTTAGAATTACAGGTGGTGAGCCGTTACTAAGCAAGCACACATTTAAAGTTATAGATCAGTTAATAGCAGAACCTAATCCTGAATTAGAGTTTGCAATTAACAGTAATGGTAATGTACCTGATAAGTTATGGAAAAAGTTTGTAGTAAAGATTAAAGAACTACAGGAAAAGAAATGTGTTAAGAACTTTACGTTATTCACAAGTGCTGAAGCAACTGGTAAACAATGTGAGTTTATTAGAGATGGAATGAACTGGAACCAGTTTAAAAATAATATTACATACTTCCTTGACAATACACCTGATACAAAAGTAACATTCATGAGTGCATTTAATTTATTAAGTGCTCCATCCTTTTTGGGATTCTTAAAATATGTGTTATCACTAAAACGTGAATACAATAGTTGCGACATGCAATATTGGGTAAAGGACGATACAGTAGTTGACTTAGGCAAGTTCTCATCTATTACAAATCCACAAACAACCAGACCCACAAAGAAAAGTTTTAAAAGAGTATACATTGATATACCCTATGTACGTTCGCCAGAGTTTTTAGATGCACGTAACCTAACAAAACAAGTAGTTGAAGATTACCTAGTACCCTGCTTGGACTTCATGGTTAGTAATTGTGTATACCCAGGTTGGAATGAGAACCTAGCGTTTGAGCCTGGTGAAATTGATAAACTTAAACGCATTGTACTTGATCTGGTTATTCATGTACGTTATGATGATAGTCTTACAGTAAAACAGAATAGAAAACGTTTTTATCAGTTTGTAAATGAATACAAGTTACGTAGAGGATATGATTTTGAATCTGTATTCCCTGAGCTAAAAGAATACCTTGCTGTATGTAAGGAGTGTGCAGATGCCTGATAAAATTTTTATCTTTGGTGATAGTTTTATGTATGGTGAAGAGTCACACCAGCATGAGTTTGATGAGGCAGAGTTCCTAAAGGACGCAAGTGATGCAGTGGGTACAAAGATTGAACTTGATCACCATGGCGTTCCAACAAAACCATTTACGGACACACAACGAGACAAATACATAAAATTTATTAATGGCTCTATAAAACGTTCTAGTATCCATCCAAACTACTACAGCATGGGTGCAATACTAGCTCGCAAACTTAATTGTGAATACGATATGCAAGCAACAAGTGGTAACAGTAACAATGCCATTTACAAAACATTTATAGATTGTATACCAAAGATGACATCAGATTCTCTGGTGTTGTTTGGTTTATCAGTACCAAATAGAAAAACTTATTATGAACAGTGGATAGATAGACATCCTGTAAACCACGTTACAAGTTGTTGGTCAGACGTAACAGCAGAACCAGGCTACGGTAAGTTTGAGGAACTTGATCTACTATATGGTGATGATGCAACTGCAAGAGTATTACAGACGTATAGTTTTGTTACTAGTGCAAAAAGTATTAGTCCATGTCCGGTACTGTTTATAGATCCATTTCATAATTTTTGTGATAACAAATACCATCCAGATGTTCCTTGGAACTATGTAAGACGCTGGAGTGATCAATCACAAGAGGACTTAAAAACTTTTAAACAAACTTATCCACACCCAGAACTTTTGTATTGGCTAGAAGAACAATTTAAAAGTCTATTTGTATATGGTATTAGTGAAGTATTTGAAGAAGTTACAGCAGATGGTAACCCCATACAATGTATTAACGGACACTATAGTAAATACACATATGAAAGATATGTTGATAAGGTACTACTAAATGAAATATAAAAAAGAACTAGACTTTGACTTATATGATGTAACTGGTAGATCCTATGGTTTTACTAGTAATAATAACGAAGAAATTATTACAGAATTAAATCGCATACAGGATAAACACAATTTTAAATTTAGAGTAATGTATAAGACTGTACAACAATGTGTTGATATATTTCAATGCTATTTTGTATCCAAAGAAGAATTTACAAATTATTGGTTACCCAAACAATTATCAGAACTATTTAATGTAGAAAGTTTTGATAGTAATGCAAACTATCTAATATCAAAGACAGGAAATTTTTTTATTAATTGGGTATATGATGTACACAGGCTTCATGCTGTAGAAGAGTTTGTAACTCCTGCACATGCACATTGGAGGCAAAGGTGGGATAATAAGTTTCATCCAGGTTATGGCAGATTAAGTCTTGTTGCCTTTGACAAAGGACATATGCCAATGCAAGTAGTATTAAGTGATTATTCAGACTGTTGGGAAAGATTACCTTTACTTACAGATGAACTAATCGCTAATCCAAACCTATACTATACTGGTGTACGTATGAGAACATTTGATCAACCCTATTGGGAAATACGTGAGCTAGATGAAGGATTTGGACATAGGTTTGAACTTCCAGGTTCTATAGAATGCAAATACGTAAATGGTGATTTCTTTATAAACGATAATCATATGTTTACAATAGACAATGATCGTGTAACAATTAGCGAATATAAAGGTGAAATATTTAAATTTGAAAAGATGACAATGTATAAAAACCTAGAGGAGTTTAGACAGGGCAGAACACAGAGGTCCTAATGCTTACACCAGCAAGTAAAAGAATATGTATATGGGCAGTGCCTAGAAGTGGAAGTAGTTTTTTATATACTGGGTTAAAGAAACATTTAAGGAATAATTACAATAATTTTAATACACTATTTAATAATTTACACAGAGGAAGTGAACCATTTAGAACTACTAAAGAAGATTACACTGCTATGCTACAAGCGTTTAAGAGAGAACCAAATTGGTTAGCAAAGTTACACAGTATAGATCTAAGACACTTGCAAGCACATAGTATAGATAAAGTATTTTATGATATGTGTGACTACAATATAGTATTAACAAGAAAAGATTTATTTGAAGCAACATTAAGTTTATGCATTGCAAAACAAAAAAAGCAATTTATTAATAATCAGGATAGCATACCCATAACTATTAGGGAAAGTTTCTTTGAACGTGAGTACGGAGGAACAATAGATAACACAAATAGAATAATAGATTATGTAAAAGCTGATACTGTATTGTACACAGAAGAACTGCCTAGCAATCCCAATAGTATTTGGAGTATGCTTACAGGCACTGAGCCCATTAAGTTAATAGACAATCCAATAGAAATGAGTCCAGACAAACAAAGCGTAGTTACAAACTACGACGAACTAAAAGAGTTATATAATGCGTTGCGTACTAGCAGATAGTGGAATACATGTAAGACCCAATGGCGACATTACAATGTGTTGTGATCAAGCAAGCCTTGGACTAAATGCTAAAGACCATACGCTACAACAAGCATACGCAAGTCCACAGTTTAAACGTGTAAGAGATAACCTAGCAAATGATATTAAAGACTCAAGTTGTAAGATATGTTGGCTAAGTGAGGATGCAGGATTAGATAGTCCTCGCACACGCTTTAGTGCAATGCATGAAGACAGCAATCATCTAAGTCATTGGGATATTAGAGATGATAACCTATGTAACATGGCATGTAGGATATGCGGACCATACAGTAGCAGTATGTGGAATAGTGAGGCTCTTAAACATAAAGAAGACAGTCTATACTATCACATGCCCATAAGCGACACAATAGTTCAAGGCACAAAGACAAACACTATAGAAGCATTTAAGGAAAACCTACAGCATTGTAAATCAGTTTACTTTGCAGGTGGTGAACCACTTATTAATAACACACATTGGGATATATTAAAAACACTTTATGATAATGAGATGTGGGACGTACATGTTAGATACAATACTAATCTAATGAAGACACAGTATAAAGGTATGGACGCTCTGGATATGTGGGAGAAGTTCACTAGGTTAAGTGTTGCTGTAAGCGTGGATGCAGTTGGTGAACTAGCAGAGTATGCAAGAACTGGTACAGTGTGGCAAACACTTGAAAACAATATTAAACGTTTAGCAGAATACCATAGAGTACAGGCAAACATAACCACAAGTATATTAACAATACACGAACTGGATAAAACTATAGAACATCTAAAGCATATAGGTGTTGCAGACATCTACTACTTTAATGTATTACGCACACCAAACTTTTTAAATATTAATCTATTACCAAGTGGATATAAAGAACAATTATTAAAAAAATTAAATTTAGAACAGTTTGAAGATAGCAAGGGCATAGAACACCTACGCAATATACTATTTGAAGAACCAGACAATAAAGAAGAACTAATAGGACAGTTTAAATATTATAATGAGAAGTTGGACGCAGTTCGAGATACAGATTTACGAAGTGTTAATCCTGAATTATATGAGGTAATATATGAAACAAATTAGTTTTAATTTTACAAACACAGAAATATTATTTGATTTAGTCGATGCACCTGTAGCAGATGCATGGTGGCAACAGATGCAATTAAAACAAAGCCGAGAAGAGTTAACACCACGTATAAGTATGGAGCCTGACTTCCCACGCTTTCGTGATATAACAGAGTGCAACACAAACATATTGCACAACGTTAAACAAATGGAACAGTATGATTTTTATTTGGATTGGCCAGAGGATATAGATACAGTTACACAGGAGAAACTTAATACCCTGCATCAACAGTTTCATGCAAAAGAAGAACTGCATAAAGATGAGTTACCACAGTCTGCACATGATACACTACAGCAGATAAACCAATACGTTCACCAGATGGAACAGATCATGTGGAGTAGGATAAATGATCCTGTTAATTATGCTGTACTTGATTTTGGTACACAAGCAACTGAACTTGAGATACAGCGTGATATAGAACTAGAAGAGAGAACTTGGTTTCAGGAAGCATACTATGAACAACAGAATCCTGTGGCTTTGCTGTTGGGGTATGCTACACTGGGCAAGCATCTGGGACATTGTGTATGGACAGATGACGTACAGGTTGTAAAAGATGGTATGCTACGTCCACAGAAACATATATACACACAGGTTTTATTTAGACAACAACCCAGTTTTACGCCACGCACACCATCAGACGTACAACGACACAACCTCGCTCAGTACCAACAGCAGGCTAGATGGATACTCAAAAACAAACTTGAAGCGTATGTATCAGCTGATGATCCTGTACACTGTTACAGTACTGCACCAGTACTTGCTTATGCAAATGCACAACATGCAAATTTAACTGAACAGGATTGGTTTAACGTATGGACAACGCAGACTTGGTTAAGCGTAGATCTTATAACTTAATCTTTATACGATCCTGTATCCATTGTCTAGTGTAGAACCTTACTGCCTTGTGTGAATCCACAGGGCATTCTGCTGTTAACTTATCTAGATCCCAGGTATCACGTAATAGACTAAACTCTATAGCGGGCTTACGCTTATCGCGTGGCACACTTTCATCATATGTAAGTTTATCAGTTCGTATATCCACAAACGGATATTTTGCAGTACAACACAAGCCAGCAGATCTTGCGGCAGTTAATAGACTGGTGTGTCCACACATTGTATGTACTATGGGTGACTTACTAGCAAATTGTTCTAGGTTTCCATACATAATGAACTGTAGTTCTGTTGCTAGAGCATCCATACTATAACTTGAACCCACCACAACTATATCCTGTAGTCCCCAGGTACCCCAGTCCTTTGTGTATAGGGGTTGCACCATTAGCCAATTATTATACAGCGGATAGCCCATAGTCTGTTCGAACTCAACTAGACCAATGTCATTGTACCAGCGTCTTAGGTAATTCAGCATATTACCTGGTGAAAGCAGTACATCATAACGTGTTAGCAAGACTAGGTCATACACAAAGTGGTTAGCGTTCTCATACTCAGTCTTTAGTCTTATGCTGTCGCTCATTGAATAGAATATACCATTGCGAGGACAGTCACGCTCCTTAAAGGTAGCATCCACTGAATCTGGTATTATGTTAACTGATTTAGCTCGCCACTTGTTCCATAGTTTAGATTCTAGATCAGATGCATCCACATACTCAGCGGCATTTTTACCCTGTGCTTCTGCAGATTTTGAAAACTCATAGGTTGCAATACGCTTACTACTACAGAAGAAGTCCACTGTACAGCCCGCGGCATCAGCTATTTGCTGAAAGTAATCTGCTAAGTAGTCACCCGCACGATACTGACCATAGAAACATATGGCTATACGCTGACATTTATGGGCAAATCTTTTCATCTGTTACCTGCATCAATAGATTTGTATGTGTATACTTGTGTATGTTTAGGTTAAGTGCTGGTGGTATCCAACGCCATTCCGGTTCTAAACTGGGTTCTTCTTTTGTAAGCGTGAGCTTTGAACCCTCATACTGTTTGTAAGCCTGTGTGAAACGAGTCATAGCATGTAGTGTACCCCAGAGGAAGTTTAGATCATAGGGTAAGGGCATACCATTCTCACGTTGCCATTCACGATGTTTTGGCCATGCAAAGTACACAGTACGAGCTGAACACGCAGGTTCTGGTTTAGTCTTTAGATCTTCTACCCAGGAACCTTCCGGTATGCTGGTAATACAGTATACAACAGGTTGACTTCGCAACTGCGACCAGGGATCACTGCTCAGGATCTCACAACAGTTCTGATAGTGAGCATACATTAGACTGGCAAAGTTCGTGCTACTCGCATAACGCACCAGTGTATTGCTGGTCCTTTGTACTTGACTTTGTGGATTTACTATGCTATAGTATGGCATAAGTATATTTATAGGAATTAACGCCCATGTTATTACGTGAAGACGACAGAGCTGTTATAGAACAGATCAACGGCACTGTTGTAAAGACATTCAAGCCAGGATATCATCTGGACTGCCATCCACGTATTGGTGTGTTTAGACCTGACTGGTTACACCACGTAAACAAGTTTAGTGATGAATATGCACACTTTCCCAGAGTACTTGAACTAAGCCCTGAACGACTAGTTACAGAATATGTGCCGGGTAATACTATCCGCACACAGCGTACACAGAGCTGGCGACATGATCTAGATACTCAGAGACGATTTTTTTTGAGAATGCAGAGACTATATCATCAGTTTGTGGCTAATCTACTACAGTACAATCACGATAATGGTGTGTACATGGTGCATTCAGATCTAAACCTAAGCAACATGTTTATAGTAAACAATGAAGACTCAAAGTTCAGCAATCGTGTGGTGTGTATAGACATAGACTCAGTGCGTATTAACCATACATATACAGAACACAACTGGCTTAATATACCCAACGCAATGATGCAGGTTACTAGTGATGAGCTTAACATGCACAATCATAGAGAGACCACACAAGCACTT